ATGAAGCTACTAACGACCTCCATCCTGACTAAATGTGGTGTCTCTGCCAGCGTAGCAGAAAGCTATGTTGTGCCCCTGAATGTACAGTTGCCAAAATACCAGATCAATACCCTAAATCGGGCAGCACATTTCTTCTCCCAGATAACTAAAGAATCGGGCGGGTTCACCATTATGGTGGAGAATATGAACTATTCACCGCAGCGATTAATGCAGGTTTGGAAGAATCGATTTCCGACAATGGAAATCGCGCAGCAATTTGCCCATAACCCTGAAAAATTGGGCAATTTTGTGTACGCCAACCGACTGGGGAACGGGCCATCAGCTTCGGGGGATGGCTATCGGTACCGGGGGCGCGGTCTTATTCAATGCACAGGAAAAGATAAATATATTGACTTGACCAAGCTCTTTGGTTTTAACTACATTGCGCACCCCGAGTATATGGAAAGGCCGCAGGATGCTTTATTATCCGCCTTGTGGTTCTGGCAAACAAGAGGACTGAATGCAGTAGCTGATGGCGATGATGTAGAGAAAGTTACCCTTGTTGTCAATGGCGGTACTACTGGACTGAAGGAGCGCAGTGAATTACTAACAAAATGTAAGGCGGCATTAGCTCCAGTGTTTGCCTAAAAATCGATAACCGCACAATCCAAACTGTGCCAGAATCGTATATGTGCTATTAAACAAAACTAAACGACTATGGAGGGAAAGTCCATAGTCGTTTAGTTTGATAAAAAGTTTAAGGTGGTAAGATTAATTATAATGCAGGATCAAGTGCTCCCTAAAGCTGGGTCCAGTTAATTCATAAATCGAACAGACAAAGAAGGGGTATTCATAGGTTGTGTCAAAAATCCAGGTTGTGTAGTGGATTGTCATAGTATAATTCGCTTTGATTCAATGGGGACGATTTTAATCTCATTTATAGTAGTCTCAGTCAGCTTGGTTTTAGGGGGTTTTATTTCGGGCAATGCTTCTATTCCTGTCCAGGGTGATTGTAAAGCTGCCTGCTCCTTTACCTGTTCAAGCACTTCATCAAGTAAGGGAAAGTACTGGTCAATAAGACCTTCCCGGAATCGTTCAGCCAGTAAGGGAGGGGCTAGATAAGGGAATTCTTTTAAGCCACTCGGTTGCCTGTTTTTTTATGCGCTCAAACTCCTGAAGAATCTCCTCATTAAGGGGTTCGCACTGTGGATGCTCCGCCACCCACTTACCCCAGACTACAGCTACAAAACTAATTGCTAATGCTTATATTTACAGGAAATATGTTATAATACAAATTATGGAATATAAATCACTAACAATCAATTACTTATATAAAAATGGTAAAAATATTACTGAAATATAGATGAAAATTAGGAGCAAAATTTGGCAATTGTAAGGATTATTTTGGCCAATCCTTACAATAGATATGTGATTCTGTTGGTTACCCAATCTTATAAAAAAAACGCCGACAATTAAGGCAGCGAAAGGCTCTAAGTGTAAAAAACGGAGAAAAAACTTTTACGAGTTTAGGGCGCCTAATTCGCTCTGGATGTCGATCTCCACAGGCTGGACATATTTCCTTAAATGTTACTTTTCGATATAGGTAAATTACTATAAACAGAGCAGAAGCAATTATACCTATTATTACCCAATTAATCTCCATAAGTTACAAGTTAGATTAAAGGGGCAATTTACATTGGTGTACAGGCTTTAGGTCATTAAAAAACGATGAATTGATTATATGGAGGATTGAGTAACAATACTTATAACATTAATTAGAAATTATTAATATATAATTAGAGAGCGAAAAGGCAACCTGACCTTTGTCTTACATTGATAGAATTTTGTCCGTAACTTATTAATTGATATTTAGGTATATACAAACATGGCAACATACGACGAATCTATTAATAGGTAAATAAAGCGCTTCACTCTCAATCCTTACTTTAAACCTCCTCATCAGTCCAGGGAGGTGGGGGTTATTCTAGTGCTTTCAATTTTACTTCTATTGCTGCCAATTCAGTTTTAAGCAAATTGGCAGCCTCAAATGAAGGATCATCTTGATTTGATAGTTGCACAAAATTTTGCATTATTAGATAGTAGTCCTTTTGTCGCAACAACTCAATTTTCTGCCTTTCGACTGTCGGTAGGTCTTTTGTTAATAGATGATAAATAGCATGTTGGTGAGAGAGCCCGTTGGCTAGGTCGCTTAAAACTGTGGCTAAGGTGTCTTTGTCTAACATGTCATTAGTGGTTAGTTTAATTGTCGGCTGGTTATGGTTTAATTATTTAACGGGTAAAACTTCAATTGCTTCCATTGAATCATTGAAATTCACCAAGGCTTTTTCTACATTAAATCCACCAAAGCTGTTCTTCGCTCGGTAGGTAACCAGGCAGGAAACATAAATTCCCTTCTCACCGACATGCATTGCACGGTGATCTATCTCCTCAAAACTATCTGGATCTTTCAGGCTTTTTTTTATTGCACGCTCTGCCTTAATAAAACTAGTTTCAACATCACTATTAATTTTTCGATTGGCTTCATTAACGGCATTTAGGCTATCAGATTTTGCCTGCTCTTTCGGGTCTAGTTTAGGGGGTGGTTCTTCTAAGTAAGTCCCAATGGCGCCAATAGCCAAGAATATAATAATGGCCGTATACCACCACTTCCATTTCTTTTTAGTAATAGTAGGGGGTAAGTTTTCATCCATGTTTACAAAGGTTTAGGGGGTGATAAAGCATGGTAAACTAACGACGTTTTCTCTTCTGTTGCACTGATACAACATTGTATAATTCATAGACTTCACTTAGTCTATAAAATGAATCTGGATATAGTTCTTTATTGGGATTTAATGATTCACAATATATTATTCCCCTTTTTACATCATGATCAACAATACGTTTTACAACAATTCCTTCGTGATGAACGATTACAAAGTCAGGGTATTCGTGAATGTGAAGTTTACTACGCCAGAAGTCGCGGGGTAGCATTCGCCCGTCAATAATATCTCCTTCACAGATCGCATCACGACTACCGTCATTCATACTATCCCCTCTTACACCAAACGCCTTATAAGCGCCTTGGTGAATGTGATCGACTGTTATAACATGCTTTGGTAGTTCTTCTATATATTCTTTGTCTTTCCATCCCGCTAAATAACCGGCATAGGCGTGCTGTTCAACAAGTGGCACAAACATCCAATATCGGCCATCTTTCAACTTCTGGAACTGCATTCCATTTGCAGTTACTAAAATAGATTCATCATCACTGGGCTCTAATGCCGAGGCTTCACTTGAACTACCATTAGTGGTAGAGTCATTTATTGTAAAACTAGGTGCTTCTAACGGACTTCCCTTGTCACCATATCGCAACCAATCAATCTCTGATTGATCTAATATGCCCTTAAGGCTAAGCAAGTAGTTGCATATAAGATCTATCGTCGTATCATTAGGACTATTCTCACCATCTACAATTCTGCCAATAGTGGACTGATGTAATTTTGTTCCTTTGGCAATGGAATAACGACTAAGGTGCTTATTTTCAAGTAATTGCTTTAATCTATCTCCAAAGGTTTCCATCAACGATATGGGCTGAGTCAATTATATAAAATAATTTTATGCAACTACTTGCTTTTGCAACTAGTTGCACGCTATATTTGTAACACGATAACAACACAATTATAACACAAAAGATGGACGCAAGCACACATATGAACGGATTGGCGGACATAAGCCTACCTGAACGGTTAATGCGGGCCTATAAACGGGTAAGTCCAAACCTGCGGGCATTAGCTCGTAGAGACTTCTGTGAGTATCATGGCATTACAGACGATACCTTTCGAGCAAAGCGAACTGGCAAGGAAGGGTATGTGGCCACGGAACAAGAATGTGAATGGATGGAAGCCTATAAACCTGAAGTCGTACACAGCTAATGGCCACTCAACACACCTCCACTACAGAGCCCTCAGCAGCCAAAGTAGGCGAAACCATCGAAGCCATTCGCACGGCAGCGAAAGCGCTATCCGCTGCCATCAAACAAGCCAATCAGGATGGTATCAACGTGAGTCTGGAAAAGGCTCCCGACGATGCGCCTGGTTTGATACAAATCATTTACTCGGTATAGCCATGTTAGTCGCCATTGATGAAACCTTACTGGCAAACGTTACCAGTGCCCTCGAATCGGCAGCCAAGGAATTAGCCCTTTCAAGAAAGCGCGAAGAAAGCCTGCGTAAGGAATTGGAGCGCAGTCGACTCATGACGGAGGAACAGACGCAGGAATACCTGCAACGGGATGCCCAAACGCTTCGCTACTACCGTCAGCTGGGACTGGACTCGATCAAGATTGGACAATATCGCTGGTACGTGAAAGGCGTTGTTGACGACTGGCTAAAATCGGGGACCATCAATCGCCATAAAAAAACTTAACGATACCGCCCCGTGCATTCGGGGCATGGTGTGGATAGAAGCGATTAGGACCGGGGGTATTGCTCCCGGTTCTTCTAATCCCGCCAAAAACGCAGTAGTAAGATAGGGTTTAGGTAAACGTTGGTAAAGGCCGGGACTACTGGTTCCGGCTCTTCCAAAATCCAGCAAACAGATGAAGGATTTTTTGAGAGCGGGTTTGCGGGTTTTGGTGGTGTTAGGCGTCTTCGCCCTGATGTGTTTAGCTGCCCTCCTGTGGACTTATCTCCTCCTTGGCTAAGGAGCCTATAAAGACAAAACCCGCTCAAAACTTGAGCGGGTCTGTGAGTAATCAATAACAATTTTTTCAAACGTAAAGCTATGGAAAAACTCTTTGTAAAAGACAAGCCCACGCTCGAAGGCTTTCCAAAGCACCTACTACCCCTATCGGTAGCGCAGGTGCTTTTGGATGAAGGCTTTCATGTGCTCACTCGGCTGGATGATCGCCGGGTGTGGCTGGAATGCAGCCTGATTGAGATGGGCGAAGGAACGGCGGAGCGCCCTGATTTAGGCATGGAGCATCATACGCTCACGCTGGAAGTCGGCATATTCGGCATGCACCTGATGAAGCACGTTTTACCCTTCGGTCGACTGCCGCTGTCGGGTGTGGTGTACTCAGGCAAAACGCCCGGTAACGCCCGTTTTATGAAGGAGCTACTAGCGCACTGCGTCTGTACGGGTTCGTATGTTTCGGTCAATGAGGAGGCTGTAGCGGTCACGGTTCAGACCTCCCTGGAAGAGGTGTTTGATTGTCAGGTGGAGGTTATTGCCAACTGGCACCCCGTTAAAAAGCAAATCAGCGTCTTTGTCAAACACCCCCATGCGGAGAGCTTCACGCTGGAATTTCCTGACTCAATCAACGCCGTTGATACCTGCATAGCTACGGCCTCCGCTACGCTTAACCGCTTTGTACCATGCCACGACTAGAAAATCATTTTCGTTCGCAACAACAGGTCGTGGCAAAGATCCAGCAACGAGCGAATCCACGCGGGGCCCTCACGCATGCTACACCTAAACGCGTCATCATGCCCTTTTCGGAACGCATGCGAATCATGCTGCGCAAAGGCTCGATTGGCGTTGGCCTGGTTCTACTGGTTGGCATTTTTGTGGTCGGCAGGCTGCTGGCCGGTGGTCTGGCATCGGGCAGGCTGATGCACACGATTTGGGTAGGCCTGGTTTGCCTGCCTTTGATTTACCTCTCTGGCCGGTGGATGGCCAATGATTCCCGCAAATAAGCTGGCCGGTTCTGGCCATAAACTCCCCTAAAAACAATCATGACTACAGACACAACGTCGCTCCAACTGAGCGACACACAGGAATTACCGGCTCAAAAAAATCAGAACCTAGCGGTAATGACCCTTGATCTGACCATGCCCCTGCCCGATCTGGGTTCGGCGGATGTGATGCCAATTGATTTGATGTCCGACTACTGGACGCCCGAAGTGCCGGGTGAATCCAAGCGAGTCGTGTTTGTCAAACTCGACACCTCACCGGTTCGGGATGTGAATGACCCCGAAATTACGCACCAACTCGCCTGCGCCTATTTTCTGGAAAAGACCGATAAAGGCGAAATCCGGCAGATCCGTAACGGCTCCAAACGCCTGGTAGGTGCCCTGGAGACGGTTTTGGAACAGGGTATGGTCGGCCAGGGTACACCCCTACTGGTTACGTTTCTGGGTAAAAAACAGAATCGTACAAACTCGTTCAAAAGTGACAACTGGTCCATTAAGCCGCTTAAACTCAATATCGGCTAATGGAAACGGCAAACCTATTTGATACCCTGGAAGGGGCTGACATTGGGTCTGAAATCAATCCGCTGGGGTACGATCCAGCGGATTATTCAGATCTGGAAACCGTCATTCGGCACCTGCGCACCCGACGAAAAATTCAAGGGGTGGACCTGCCTAAACTGGCTGTAAACGGGGAGGTCATTCGGGACTCGTTCGAAAAGTATCTGCTTAGTAAGCACCTGGGTAGTTCTGCCCTCAAGGAGATCCACAAAACACCCCTGCACTTTTGGTGTGCCCTGCATGAGCCAAAAATCAAACAGCAGAAGAAAGCGTTTGATTTAGGGAGTTGGTGCCACATGGCCTTTTTAGAGCCAACAAGATTCGAGCGCGTTGTTACCGAACCGCAGGCGAACATGGCCACGCTGGCCGGGGTGGATAAGCTCCTGAAATTCTGGGAGAAAAAGCTGGAGAACGTTCGGCTTGCCTCGGGTGATAAGATGGTTACTTATTGTAAAAGGCTTGCCAAGCGCGCCAAGTGGAATACCGAAAAACTCGACGGCAAAAAGGCGCTCATTCGCTACTACCGGGAACGGTCGGGCTTCTCGATTGTCGACGGGAACACGATGGCCATTATCCGGCTCATCCGACGTCACTACTACGCCTACGGGGGTGGTATCCTGCCCGAACTAATGAAGGGAGCGCCGTCGGAGTGTTCGTTTTACGGCACGGATTCAGAAACCGGCCTGCCCGTTAAGGTTCGCCCGGATGCCTTCCAACTCGCTGAAAACGTGGGAGCAAACATCATCATTTCGTTTAAAACCACTTCCGCTGACAGTATTTCGAAGTTCGCCTATGATGCGGCCAAGTATCGCTACCAGATGGCCGAAGCGATGTATTTGGATGTGGTGAGCCAGGTATCAGGCCGCAAGTTTACCGGCGTGATAACCGTCATGTTGCAAACCGTGGCTCCTTACCTGCCCGCCGTGTTTTGGTGGGATGCTGAACACCTCGCTGCGGGCAAGTACATGTACCGAACGGCCCTGCAATCGGTAAAATCCTGCTACGAGAAGGGATTGTTTCCGGGCTTTGACGCCCATGCGGCACACCCCGATGATATGGGAATTATCCCCTTGAGTTTGCCCGAATGGTCACTTCGTGAACTAACGCCCGTTGGCGCTTAATCAAATTCTCATGCTCCAACTAAAACGACCTATAGTCTTTTTCGACCTGGAATGCACAGGCCTCGACAAAGAGAATGACCGCATCGTTCAGATTGCGCTCTATAAACTCATGCCCGATTTTACCGCTGGTTCGATGTGGTCTTACCTGATCAATCCCCAGATGCCAATTCCGGCCAAGTCGACCGAAATCCACGGCATTACCGATGAGATGGTAAAGGATAAGCCGTTGTTCCGGGACATCGCCGGTGAAGTATTTGACTACTTTGTTGGCTGCGATGTCGGTGGTTACAACTCGAACGCGTTCGATGTACCGTTCCTCTTTAACGAGTTCATGCGGGCGGGTTTTCAGTGGAATGCCTCCAGTTTTAACATGATCGATGTCGGCAACCTGTTCAAGATCAAAGAGACGCGTACGCTGTCAGCTGCTGTACTGTTTTACTGCCATCGGGAAATGCAAAACGCTCATGATGCAGCGGTCGACATCACGGAAACAGTGAACGTGTTTCTAGCGCAGCTGATGCATTATGCGGACCTGCCCGGTACCGTGGAGGAATTAGCGCTGTATACGAATTATGGCCAGAAGCTAGCGGATCTGTCGGGTAAATTCTATTACGATGCCGACAACCAGCTGCGCTACAATTTCGGCAAATGGAAAGGTGAATTGGTAAGCGAACACCTTGATTTTGCCCAGTGGATGTACTACAAGGCCACCTTTCCGACGGATACCAACGAGATTCTAGCGGAGGTACTGAACGTGTTTACAAGCGAATCAGACGAGTGGGATTAAGCAAGTAATCAATAAAAAACCCCTAAAATCATGGTAGGAACAATTCGGGAAATGTGCACCTATACGCACCATTTCACTAAAGCAGAACAGGAAGAAAACAATCAGGCAATGGCGCATGCCCGTATAGCCATTACTGAATTGGAGGATGAGAAAAAAGCGGTCATGAGCCAGTATAAGGCCAAGATTGACGCTAAAACGGGTGACATGAATTTGCTGGCTCGGTACATGATCGACAAGTATACGACCCGCAGTAAGTATGCGCTGAAGCAGAAAAACTTCACGACGATGATGTGGGAATGGGTCGATGAGGATACGGGCGAAATCCTCAAGAAAGAACCGCTCATGGGCAAGGATCGGCAACAGGATATTCCTTTTCCTGAACCTGAAAAGACGAAAGCGGAGCCACCGTTTAACGAATCGACGGGTGAGGTTGCTACGCCCGTTGGCGGAGATGTGCCACTAACTGAAACACCTCCCCTGCCACCGCTGGAAACGATCCTGAATCGGGACCGGCCTGCGCTGCCGTTCGATGTTGTTGTCACGCCTACAGAAGTGGAGGATTTGAATAATGGCGATGATGGCCGCGTGCCTGATAGTGTGCAGGATATTCTTTTATTGAAAGAGGCATTTGGTTTGCCATCGGGCGAAACGTCAACCGATGAAACGACCTCAACTGAAGACGAGGAAGTGGAGAAAAGCGATAACGAGGGCGCTGATTTTGATGCGGATAAATACAACCCGGAAGACGATCAGAAGAAACCAGAACCCCCTAAACGTGGTCCAGGTCGGCCCCGAAAATAATGGAAACGATTCGGGAAAAATTACAAAAGCTCCTAGTGGCAAATGAACAGATCATGGACAATCAGCCCAGCGATGATCTGTATCTGGAGTGGGCTGAATTGGCCAAGGCGGTGAGTGATCTAATGAATGGGTTTGTGAAAGTACTGGATAGTGCCGAAGCCTGCCGGGACTTACAGAAGTCCTATTTCAAGTCCCGAAAGTTAGGCCATACCTATGATGCCAGTAAGCTATTGGATGACTCCAAAAAAGCCGAAAAAGCACTGGATGATCTGATAAAACACTGGAGCAATCAAATCACGCCACCGCTTCAAGGGTCGCAAATCAGTCTATTTGAATAGTGCACCGGGCGTGACGTATAAACACGCCCGGTAGTTACTCTGAGTCCATTAAATAGTACAAAAATGCCTGGTCTGTGGATTGATGATACAATTATGAAACTGAAGCGCACACCAGCTGAGCGTCAGTTGTTGGCGCGTATTTGCTACCGGGCTGGTATTGCTAAGGATGAACTATGTCGTGACAGTAATAAGGAGTTGTCGCTGGCTATTGACATTCATGCGCAGAGCGTTTCGGATCTGGTTCGAAAGTTAGAAAAAGACGGATTGATAAAGACTCAGATTGATGATAAAAAGGCGAACGCTAGGACTATTTCCCCTATAAGTCAAATCCTTATACCCTATAAGGAAAATGCTGATAGGTCTAAGGAAATTCCTGATAGTAAGTCTAAGGATTTTCCTTATAGCCCCCCTAAACCAGAGTCTGACCTATCAGGAAATTCCTTAGACCCTATAAGTCAAATCCTTATACCCTCTAAGGAAATTCCTTATAGCTTATATAAGGATAAAAACCTTTTAAAACCTTCTGAAAACCTTTCTAAAAAAAAGGCGGTGTTTTCGGTCAGCGCTAACGCGCAGACTTTTTATTGGTCAGTTCTTTCGATTCCGTTTTCCGAGTACGACGCCTGGTTGTTGGAGTGGACAACCTTTTGTACCAAACAGCAAAAAAAACAAAAGCCCCCCAAGTTGCGCGAAGCCCCCCCGCCCAAACTTGTCACCCAGATCAAGAACTTAATCGAAAGCCGAGTCGAAGGCTACTACTGGACCGGCAAGGATGGCAAAGCGGCTCAGCAACTGGCCGACAAGCTGCGAAACGCGATTACCAGCAAACGAAAATCTGAAGGGGATATCACCCCATGCACTGATGAGGATATCATCAACTCGCTGATTGTCCTACTTGATCAATCAGCCAAGCTAAAGGAGTATTACCAATTCACGGATGTGCCAACCCTGAACAGCAAATTCAATGAAATACTTACCCAACTCCGAATCCCAAGAACCCAGCAGGCCCCAGGAAAGCCAATCGCTCCAGCTCATGCAACCCCAGAGCAGCGGATTAGCAAAGTGGACGCCCTCTTCAAACGAATTGATCAACGTACTGGCAATGGCGGTGGGGGGTGATCCCGAAGCCAAAGAGTTGATGACCACGCATTGCAATGCCCTGACACCCGTTGTGGCTATGCATCCCGAGAAGCCGCAGCTGTCGGTTATGCGCAAAGAAGATCCGGCCATGTGTCAAAAGGCACTAGGGCTGGCCATTATGCGCATGACGGAGCTGATCAACGTCACCAACACACTGACTCTGGATCAGGCCGATGATCTGATTGCCCGCATCAGTGGCACGTATTACTACCTGCGACTCGATGAGATTTTGTATGTCCTTGAGAAGGGCATCAATGGCAAATACGGGCGAACGTTCAACACCTTAGATGCCAGTGTGGTGATGGAGTGGATCGAAAAGTACGATGTCAATGAGCGGACGCAAAAGGCGATTGAACTGGCCAGATCGACTCAGGAGGAAAAAACAAAATCGCTTTCCAAAGAGGAATTGGCCGAATTCTACAAGAAGGCAGGCATTCCGAATCAGAATCCGTTTGTCGATAACAGCCACATTCGAACGGCTAAAAAAGTAGCTACAGCCGATCAGGATTACCGCAATTTTCGGGCTCAGTATTACCAGAAAATGAAAGAAGCCCAGGCACAACAAACCACTGAACCAATCCATGAAGACAACGCTGACCCTGCCTGAACCCACACTGAGCCTGAATGTCCTGCGCAAACTCAGTAAGCACGAATACAAAGCTTTGCGCGATCGGTATTTCTGGATTTTCAAAGAGCAGCCGCATTGTCTCCACTCTGGACCTGTCAAGCTGACCTTAGTGCGAATGAGTGTCGGTGAACTGGACTATGATAACCTGGTCGGAGGAGCCAAACCAGCCATTGATGCGCTGGTGAATGCGGGTATCATTCGAGGGGATAAAATGAAGGATATCGCCGAACGGGACTATCAGCAGGCGAAGGTTAAAGCAGGTCAGCAAAGCACGATCATTATCATTGAAAACTTATTGTAAAATGGACGCTAGATACTATAAAAACCTCGTGAAGTATGCCAAAATATGTTTACCTCCCAATTCAACTTTAGATCCTCGTGAGTTAGTTGCGGAAGCCTATTTGGCAGTCAATACAACTGATGATAAGGTGTTGAAAAAGGCTATTAGCACCGCTAGTTATAAGTACCGTAGTGAGGCAGGGCTTTACTTCGTTTCGCTTGAAAAAGCCGGACGGAGACATACTGCTGTCCAGGACAATACACAGGTGTGCAAAGTCTGTAGCCATGAGAAAAGCCTAAATGACTTTACCCTATACACTTTTGAAGACAGCCCCCGTAGGTATCACGCTGCAACTTGTAAAGTTTGCCAGTCAAAAAGGTCAAGAGCGGCTATAAAGAAAAGAGAATTGACTGATGCTGATTATCGTGAAAAAAATCGTCAGGCTAAATTCGAAAGGAGTAAAAAACGCAAACGTGACCCCGAAAAACGCCGTGAGGAATGGGCGAAGATCAAAGCAGATCCGGTCAAACTTGAGGATTTTTATCGTAGACAGAAGGAAGGTCGGGAAAGGAAGAAGCAAAGCCGCAATGGGTCTGGAGTCTAATCAATCACTATTGCCTTAATCCATAAAACCATGAACCTCCACCACCATCTGTCAACCGTTCATTGTCAATGTCTCATCGCGTTCTCTGTACTCATTCTGCTCATTCGCAATTACCGTAAACCTGTTCACCGTCGGATTCGACTTCGAGTCGTGGCTGGGTTCTGTGTTGGGGTTGTGCTGGGATTGTGGCAGGTTATCAGGGAGATAAAACTTATCGACTAGCACTATTAACTAACTTTTAACTCACAATTCAATGTCTAAAATTTATGTAGCGTCATCCTGGCGCAATGACATCCAACCATTAGTGGTTGAGGCTCTTCGGGCTGAAGGTCATGAGGTATATGACTTCAAGAATCCCGCACCAGATAATAAAGGATTTTCGTGGTCTGAGGTTGACCCGGCGTGGCAGCAGTGGACTACACCAGCCTACCGTGAGGCACTGGCTCACCCGATTTCACAGGCTGGCTTTGAGTCAGACTTTTTTGCAATGGCTGCTGCTGACGTGTGCGTGTTGGTATTGCCCTGCAATCGGTCGGCACACACTGAGGCCGGTTTTATGAAAGGTGAAGGAAAGCCGACGTATGTGTATCTACCGGAGCCGATGGAACCGGAATTGATGTACAAAATATTTGACTTGGTGACCGATGATCTTGAAGAGATCAAGGTGGCTTTGATTGATGGCTTGTGGCATTACCAAGGTAAAGCGTATGGAGGGTATAAATTCAATAACTACAAACGTGGTGAGTTTTCAATTATTTATGATCATCCTAACCTTACTCCTGCTCTTGCTCGTAGGGTTATGTTTGCCAACTATCCTAGCATTTGGAGGCAACCGTTTGGTTTTACTGAAAACTGGGAGATTTGGAAAGAGGAGTTTATCTGTGCGTTGGTAGCTCATCGTGAGCAACATGATATAAAGAACATTGACTGGACTGACATGCGCTCAATGTTCGAAGATGGCACCCACGCCATTGATGCGTTTGAGGCCTGTTACCTTGAGAGTTAATGAATCGCTACACCTACCACGGCGACCGCATGACTGACCCAACCCTGAAAAGTCAGTTATGTACCGCTGTGATGAATGGAGAGAAGTGCATCAGGGGAACGAACGGCAACATGCTGGTTCAGTTTGACAATGGCCGTGTGGCTAATGTGATTGGGAGATTATTAAGGAAAATCAAAAATGATACATCTAACTGAAGGTCCCGTCATTCAGGAATGGTCTCGACCTAAACGGAAGGTTTGTGATCAGTGCAAGTGGTGTCATGCCAGTAAACTCTATTCAATGCGTTCATCTGATATACTATTCGCTCATTGTACACACGAAGATGGAGGTAGTGATTTGTTCAAACGGATGAAGGAAAAGAATCCTGAGTTTTGGAAACGTGGGGACGATTTAGAGCATGATGATAATAATGTTTTTACACCTGATTGGTGTCCAATTGAAAAGCTTTCTAATCAGCAAAAACAGCCTAATCTTTAAGCTAATGGAATTCACAGGCATCCTTGCCGACATCTACGCGTTCATTTTTCTGGTAACTACCTGGGTCATTATCATTCTGGGTGCCTATGTAGTTTGGAGCTGGTTCATCTTCGAAGTGCTGGGTAGATACGTCTTTAACTTCTTCCGGGTATACCGCTACTTCGTTGCCTACATCTGGTTTCACCGGGAATTCAAAGAGTGGTATGAAGACTTTCGATTAAAGGCACAGGCACAAAAAGAGCAGGAACAAAAGGAGTTCGTTGAACGCGTTAAAACTTGGTTCACAAACGACAATAATTAATAATCAAATGGAACGAATCAAATTACCCGGTTTACCTCCGATTGCTTTAGCGAGTATTCTATACATTGCTGGAGATGGTCCTTATACAAAAATCTATACCATAGATGGACGTATCAAGATTACCTCAATGAACATCAGTCGGGTGCATTTACTGATTCCTAGCTTCATTCGGATTCATAAATGCTATGCAGTTAATCCGACGTATATTCAAAGCATTGAGCCGCCTGTTAAGAAATTTCAGGGGTCATTACGGGTTTACAAAGTCGAAAAGGAGCTAGTGATTTCCAGACGTCGGACAAATGCGATTAAGCTTCTTTTAGAACGGTTCCGTATATAAGGAAGCGTTACGGTATCTTAGCCGCCTACCGTGACTTACCGTGACCCGTGAATGCTTCCCAAAAGAAGTTTGTTGCTGCGTACTGCAACCATCTGAATGGTGCTCAGGCTGCCCGTGATGCGGGTTACTCTAAACGCAGAGCCAAACAAACTGCCTCCGAATTACTTGCCAATAAAGAAGTTAAAGACGCTATCGAAGCAGTCCTGGATAATCAGGCCATGCCTCCAGCTGAAGCCGTTCGTCGTCTTACCGATATGGGTAGGGCGACGATTGCGCATTTTATACGGATTAGTCCCGTGGTAACCGAAGTGCCTTCTAAAAAAGAAGAATCGGAGGAGGACGATGATGATCAGGAAACTGAAACTACCCCACTTTCTTCCATGCGGGCAGTACTCGATCTAACGACTGAAGAAGCTCAGGAATACTACCATTTGATTAAGAAAGTCAAAGAGGGAAGGTATGGCCTTGAAGTTGAGCTTCACGATGCGAAAGACGCTATCGTGAAGCTTTTGGAGGTTCAGGGTAAGATTAAGCCGACTGGGGATACTACTAATGTGACCATCAACATTGTTCGTCCTTCTAAATCTGACAAGGCGTGACTACCAGCGAATTTGTCCTGACAGCCAAGCAGGATATTGCCTTAGACTATTTGCTCGATGACCACACAACCGAAGTGTTGTTTGGCGGTGGTGCAGGTGGTGGCAAATCCGCATTTGGCTGTTTGTGGTTAATTCAGTGTTCAAATGCCTATCCTGGCACCCGCTGGCTGATGGGTCGATCTGAGCTAAAGATTTTAAAGGAAACAACCCTGAATACCTTCTTTGAGATCTGCGGTCGACTTGGTATCCGCTCGGGCCTTCATTACAATTTCAATCAGCAGTCAGGTGTTATCAAGTGGAAGAACGGCTCAGAGATCTTATTGAAAGACCTGAAGCTATATCCATCAGACCCAAACTTTGACAGCCTGGGTTCACTCGAAATAACCGGCGCCTTTATCGACGAGTGCAACCAGATCGTTGAAAAAGCCTGGAACATTGTCAAGTCCCGTATCCGCTACAAACTTGATTTGTTTGGCCTAATCCCTAAGATGCTAGGCAGCTGCAATCCGGCTAAAAACTTCGTCTATTCCCGTTTTTTTAAACCCAATCGGGAAAACAAAATGCCGATTGATCGGGCGTTTGTTCAGTCGCTGGTCACTGATAATCCACACATTAGTGAGCACTACGTCAAGAATCTACAAACGCTTGATCGGGCTAGTAAGGAGCGATTGTTTAACGGAAACTGGGAATACGACGATGATCCATCTGCTCTGATTGCGTTTGATGCCATTGTTGAGCTATGGCGAACAAGTCCTGATAAAAAAGGAAATTTTATCACCTGCGACGTTGCCCGGTATGGTTCAGATCATACCATCATCGCTGTTTGGGCAGACTGGCATATTATAGAATGGTACACCATACCAAAATCATCTATCACCGACGTAGCCGATAAAATTAAGGTATTGATGAAGTTACACAATATCCTTGCCCGAAATGTGGTGGCCGATGAAGATGGTGTTGGCGGTGGTGTAGTGGATATTCTGAAATGCCGGGGCTTTGTCAATAATGCCAAACCGATGGAAGAGCGAGTACCTACCCTGGGTATGCAAACACCGAACTATTCTAACCTAAAAAGTCAATGCTACTTCCGAATAGCTGACCGCATCAATCGGCATGTGGTCAGTATTGATCCTGATTGTATGACCCTGGAACAGCGGGAACGTCTTGTTGAAGATCTGGAGCAGGTCAAACAGAAAGACATGGATAAGGATGGCAAAAAGATGGTTGTCCCCAAAGACCAGGTAAAAGAGATCTTAGGCCGTTCCCCTGACAGTTCGGATACCCTGATGATGCGCGAATACTTCGAACTAAAACCGGCCAAAACCTGGGTTGTGGCCTGACCCACCGTAACGATGCTAGATAAATTTCGCTACAAACTGGCCACGGCGTTGGCCCCTGGTATGGGGCAAGCCCTAACCGCTGGCCGGTTGAATTACCTTATTACGGGTCGAGCGGTCACGGTGCTGCCTGCCGACTCGTTGACCTACATGCGGGCCTACGTTGAGAACGACATCATCTTTGCCGTTCAGAACTGGAAGGCCAAGAAGATCGGCGCGTGTCCACCGGTATTGTTCCAGGTGAAGGACAAAAAGAAGTTTCACCGGTATCTGGAGCTTCGAAAGAAAAAGGATGATCCCAGCGCCCAGCGACAGGCCAAAGAGCTAAAAGAGCAGGCCTTAGATCCAGTGGATAGTCACAGGATTCTTGACATCATCAACAAGCCCAATCCCAAACAGAACCGGGCTCAGTTCCTGTATAGCCTGTCGACCATGTACGACGTATTAGGGACTACGTTTGTGTACGGAAACCGCAGTAGCTCCGCAGTCAACAATGGACAGATTCAGGAGCTTTGGCGTATGCAGGAATACGGCATGCAGGTAGAGGGTTCGGGGCCAATGACGATGCCGACCCAGTTTCGATGCGTGTACGTCAAAGATCCGATACCCGCCGATAAGATGCTGACCTTACAGCGTTTCAATCCACTGGCTGAAGCGAACTCGTTGTTTGACTGGGGTATGTCCTTACTGGAACCATTACGGTTGTCGGTTATCACCAAACACCAGTCGGCCAATGAAGCCGAAAACGAATCCTATCAGAACCGGGGACCACGCAAGCTTATCTTTCCCAAGGAAGGCGCTACCCTGGATGAATTTGATCTGGAGCAAATTCAAAAGGTGCAGGACAACCTGGACAAGAAGCTGGCCAAGGGTAGCTATAATAAAGTGGTAGCCAATTCGGTCGCTTTGGATGGAATTGATATTGGTAGTTCGCTGGTCGATCTGAATGTCAATGAAAGCTATGATACCATGCTCGAAAAGGTCTGTGCTGTTTATGGAGTTCGTAAGGAAACAATGGCATCCGGCAAGCAGTCGACATTCAATAATCTGACCGAAGCTCGCAAGTATTCCCTGACCGATGGAGTGATTCCCGATCTGAACTTGATCTATGATAAGGTCTATAATGGCTTTCTGGTAAGCTCGTTTAACACCGACAAAGAAACCTTTCACGTTGAACCGGATCTGGACTTTTATCATGAATTGCAGGAAGATCAGAAAGCCAAAGCTGAATATCTGTCCATGCTGCCAGTGACGTCCAATCAACTCCTCGAAGCGTTTGGCTATGAGCCTGACGCAAATCCGCTGATGAACATACCTATGATACCCAGTGGCCGTATTCCCATTACTGATTTTGCTGCTGACCCAAATCAGGATGATCCTACCCAGAATGATGGAACGTATCAAGACCCAAAGAAAAAGCCATGATGACCCCACTGTATAATAAACCCACCCGCGAAGTCCTGCATGAAGGACTCATTGACCTGGACTGTTCAGTTCGGGAGTTCACACTTCAGCCTGGTAAGAAGGCGGTAAAAGTGTTGCACCGTCGGATTAATCCTGACCGGGCGGCTAGTCGTGCGCTGATGTGTTGTGGTACAAATCCTAGAAAATGAACTTACAGGAACAACGTCGCTACGCCCTAGCCTTCCTGCGCTGGTACAAACGCCATGAACGGCGGGCGTATCGGCTTGTTCAGGAATGGCTATCAGGCATTAAGGAAAACTTACTGGCCATGCTGGAGCGCATTGGCCTTACTGGGACTATCTTCAACATCAATGACCTGGTTCAGATTGGCTCTGTTCGTGAACTACTAACACGCATCTATCAGCATACACTCCCCGAAGCAGCCAAACGAGAATTTGAACGTTTACGCGAATTAATCCCCCAACGCACTGGTCGCACCATTACCGCCGACGTTGGTTTCTTTTCGCGGGTCTGGCAGAATACCACAACTCGCCTATTATCTCAAGCAGATACGGCCTCACGCATTACCCAGATTGCCGAAACCACGCGCAATCAGATCCGGCGTGTACTAGTCCAGGCCAATGCTGAAAACGTGGATAATCGGGAAGCGGCCAGACGAATCAGTACTGTGTTGGGTGGTAAAGGTGTCCGAACCCGCTCTAGACTCATTGCCCGAACAGAAACAACGCGCGTGGCTTCACTTGGCCATGAGGCAGGCGCTATGTCTACTAGCCTTCAGTTGAACAAAGTCTGGATTGCCACAGCGGATACTCGTACGCGGGAACATCATAGGCAGATGATTGGCAAAAAACCTGTCCCAAAAGATAGTTATTTCGTTGTAGGTGGCGTAAAAATGAAGTTTCCAGGTGATCCAGCAGGAGGAGCAAAAGAATGCTGCAATTGTCGCTGCTGTGTGACATATATCCCCGTGTAAATAGGGATAGATTCAGCATAGGTAAGGACCTTAAATATGGCCCTATTTACACTCCTAAATTATCTTTTATTATCCGTAACTCATAGAACATACGGTATCAGTAAAATAAGGTTAAGTTTCAATTTTCAAGATCAATTATGCGCATTTATATATTTATAAGATACTTCGTTCACTAAAAGTGAGTAGGGTAGATAATTTCTTTCGCCTAATGAAACATTTTTTCCAGCGAATGAATATATAAAAGTATCATAACTCGATCCTACACCAGTATATTTGTATAATTTAGAAAATCTTTTTATGGATTTTTTCACAACAACCTCTTCTAATAAGTTAAAAATCAAGCTATTAATATCTTCTAATTCAAAAGGATTAAATTTTTGCAAATTTTCTGAACTGTTTATTATAAAATGAATATTAGCCAATGCAACAAAAAAAATAGGCTTATCATTATAGTCAGGCTTCTCAATTAATAGTCTTGAAAAAAGAATCTTAAAAAATACGGGAGAATAGGAGGGCTTTTTAATCTTATGTAATAAAAGTACACCTAGATACATATTCGGATCAGATGAAATTGCAACCGCAATTGCAATTTCATTAGCAATATTTTTCAATAAATCAAAATTTGATGGAATTTCAGGCAAACCTACAATATATTTAGCAGCCAAAAATTCTTGGATTGATTTATGAGCAAATTCATATGACTCTATTCCAGATTGTATAAATAATCCATTGTGACTTTCTATCTCATTAATAACTTTTCTCATTTGCGAAACCGGCAAATTAAAGTCTTGGCATATAGCCCTATAAGCACTTTCTAAATCATATCTATTAAAAATAGCGGTATTGAATCTAGTGGTTAAAATATAAGATAACTTGGACAAAAATTCTATTTTCCTATCAACTTCGAATGAAGCATAGCTCGAAATTCTTTCAATATCTCTTTGTGAGTCCCAGTCTTCTAATAATAATTGAACTACCCTATTGTATACGGATTTAGGCTTTGCTGGTATTTTTTTATACCGCTCATAGATAGCACATAAGTGCGCAAGAGTAAGGGGTCGAATAACTGTATCGAAAAATGGGGACCCCATGATTTGACTATATAGATCTTCTGCCTCTTGCTTGTCAATTAGCCAACGTTCTGCAAATAATTTAATCTGATCCTTCGAAAGAGAGCAAACTTCATATGTTGCAGAGTTACTTATATTTATGTCAAAATCGCCAGTTCTAGAAGTAAGTACAAACTTTGAATTATCTAAACTAAGAGACAATTCTTCTAAATCTTTTTTTATAATCTGCTTAACTTTAGGATTGGGAATTTCATCGTATCCATCTAAAATAATTAACAGCTTTGCTTCTTCTATAAAATCAACAATTATTCTTTTCAAAATTTGCCGATATTTACTGTCGAATACACTTTGATTCACACTGAAACTATTTTCACTATTCACAATTATACCCAACTCATTTTTCAGAATAGAATATAAATTATAATCATTTATGTCGGATATTTTTTTAGGTATTCTAAGCTCTCTAAATCTTATAACAACTGGGCATGTAAATATATTTTCATACAGTTTTTCATTCAAAACTCTATAGCACAAAAATTTCATTAATGTAGTTTTTCCCGCGCCTGGACCTCCAAGTACTACAGTATTATATTTAATATTCTCTAAAAGAGAATTAAAAGGCAGCTTCGAGTCTTCTAAATTCTCAATCCTTAATCTTTTTGGAGAAACATAATAATCTAAACCAACATAAACTTGATTTAAAGATTTTGATTCTGGGGCATCTTTAAAAGAAACATTATTACACCAATTATTAGCTTTTTTTACATTGAATACAATCTGTTTTATAATAGTTTCTTCGCTTGACTCTAAACTAAATACAAGGTCTGAACCGCTGCGTCTAAGCAACTCATTTTCATCATCTATAAAATCTTTAACCTTTTTAAATGCTATATCAGCTAAATTATGAAGTACATATTCAGCAATTATACCTTTATAATCTAATGATTTAATAATACTCAATATTGAATCCATAAACAATAATTTTTACTATCGATTAAGTTCATTAAGCCAAACAACTTCACGCCCTTAAATTATGTCCTTTGATAAGATAGATTTATTTACTACCAATGAATGGCGACTAGCAAATACTGTTTTTTTTCGTTCTTCCACAACGGGAAAAACACCTTTTTTTTTGTGATAGTAATTTATATGAAGTATCTGTCTATTAGTCATTTAATGCCCCGTTCTGAAAGATTAGCGATTTCTACCTATTAACACTTGTTGGGATTCTGTAACTTCAAGCCAGTACAACACCCGTAACTTGATGATTTGCATTCCGATTCTTCCCCTGGACACGACTGCCCGTGAGCTGGTCGATTTCTGTCTTTCCTTTCAGACGGTAGCTGGTTTCATTCAAGTATTTGAAGAGAAATGGCAGCAACTCGGCGGTGAAAAGCAATACATGGGTGCTGCCTATGAATCCACGGAGCAACTTTATACTAGCCTGCTAAATCGTGGTCGACGTTTTAAAGATCGGGAAGTGTTTTATTCTGCCCGTTCCCGGCATTATTCCCAGGAGTCGTAGCGCTATTTTACGGCTGTTATAATATACTGGGCCGGGGGATCCCCCGGGGTCGTATAGATATAGATTAAGGTATCCTTAGTATAGGTCCCTGAGGCAAAACTATTAGCAAACGTAATAATGCCATTTTTTGAATTAACCGTGAAAAGATTTTTCTGTGGGTTAAAATGGGCAGTTTGATATAGAAAGTCATTTTCCAGGTCGGAATCAGTAATGGGTGTTGATTTATCGATCTGTTTCAAGAATGAGTCAATCCCGATTTTTTTATCATCTGTTGCCGCCCGTTCAACGAAGATTCGACCCGCTACGTAAGGGGCATAAGTCGTATCGGAATAAGTTTTCCAGTTAAATACCCACTTTTTTACTTTGTAGGTACCCACGAGTGCGCTCACGTAATCAGGCTCAGGATCTGGTTTTGACTGACAACCGATAAACGCCCAGCCAAACAGGTACATCAATACTAAAAGCTTTCGAATTGGCTGGATAGATGTAAACATACAATTAGAATCTGGAATTTCCGCCAGGCGTAAAGTTGGCAAATAGAATTAGAAAATCACTACAAGTCAGCGGCACAGACTGCGAAACAAAAAAAATATTTCTCCATCATTAACACGCGTTTATAGATAACCGTTAGTTCATCTCTGAACTTCACAGCCATCATTTCGTACCCTCCGTAACTGCTGTGAAGTTTAAGAACCTAAACATTAGTGTTAAGGATATTGACACCGTTACTGGTGTCACGACTGGCTACCTGTCACATTGGTACAACAAAGATTCTGATGGGGATTTTACGGTCAAGGGAAAAACCTTCGTCAAGACCGTTTCCGAAGGTGGTCCTAAAGGTTCAGGCCGCATCAAGCACCTGCTTAATCACAGCTTCAAAAGTCCACTTGGTGTCTTTCAGGATCTATACGAAGACAATACAGGTCTGGGTTACAAGTCTCAACTCCTCAAAAACCACGAGGGCGTTTTTATTCCTGATTCTGATTTAGTGATTGCCTGTTTTGTTAACAAATATGGCCTTGAGCATTCCATTGGCTACAAAACGGTAAATGAGCAAAAAACAGCAGACGGCAATATGCTCTCTGAGGTGATGCTGTATGAAGGATCTACGCTAACCGGCTATGGAGCAAATCCGCTCACGCCAATGACCGGACTCAAAGGTCAGTTTGATGACAATGAGTTGGATGAGGAGGATGCCAAAGCGCTTTATAAGCATCTCGAATCGATCCTGCACCGGGATAACTGGCAGGATTCCACCTATGAATTTTTTCAATCCAAGTACGATGAGTTAGGCAAGCTCCTGGAAAAACACAAACGCACCACTCAGCCGCCGAAAGACACTGAGCCGGACTACAAAGGATTTGCCGAGCGAATGAAGTCCCAATTTACTCTCAATTAAAATTCTGTAACACGACCATGAAAACACAACTTGTGTTGTTAGTGCTCACCCTTGTTCTGTTCACGCTGTTCAATCAGAATGGGCAGGCAATGGCGTTTTCCTACGCCACTACCTTAAATCCCAATCGGGGGTGGGCGGCTAATCTGTATGAACGCGCCAAAATCTGGTTTGACAAGTCGCTTGAGGATGTCGAAAAAACCTTCAATGAAGGCATCAAAGACATGAAAGAGCAGGTCAAAGGCTGGAAAGAGGACTTTGAGAAAGCGACTGATAAAAAGGCTACCAAAGAGGAATTGGAGACCTTAAAGAAAGAGTGGGAAGATAGGGCGGAAAAACAGCAAAAGCACTTGGATGAACTGCAAGCTGCCAAAGACCGCATCAAAGATTCCCAGACCGAAAAGAAGTCCTTAATGCAGCAAATTGAGGAAAAGGCTACGGCTAATGATTTCGTCAAAAATGCATGGAACCTACCCGCTGGCCACGAAAAGAAGGGAATTGAAATTGACTTAAAAACGGTCTCGATCAACTCTACCAGCTACTCGCTGACAGGAACTAACTCGTTTTTACTGCGTGGTCTGGAAATGGAACCAGGCGTGGCCAAAGATCCGACGACTCCATTTTTCATCCGTAACTTAATCAGTGTAGGTGCTACGTCCGAAAACACGGTTTCGTGGAACGAACGGGTAATGGTTGAAGGTGGTGCTGGCCAGGTTGCGGAAGGTGCCACGTTCCCCCAATGGTCAGGCAAGTGGGCTAAAAAGTTTGCCAACACCAAGAAAACGGCGGTTTACACCAAAATCACCGAAGAGATGTTGGAAGACGTTGATTTTGTTCTATCTGAAATTCAGGATGAATTAATCGACGGTCCAGCGGGTATGAACAACCAGTTGGAAAACGAAATTTTGTCAGGTGATGGTACAGGCGAACACCACACGGGTATTCTGACTCAATCGACTGCCTTTGCGCTCCCATCTGGCTTTGAAACGCTGGCCGCTCCCAATAACTTCGACCTGATTCAGGCAATGGCCTTGCAGATTGAGTTGGCCAACTACATGCCTACGCACGTCATTTTAGGTTCTTCAGCTTTTGCCAACATGAACCTCTACAAAGACACCCAGGGCCGGTATTTGATCCCTCCTTTTGTATCAGCAACGGGCATGCTCATCGCTGGACTTCAGGTCATCAAAACGAATCGTTTTGGCTCAGATACGGTACTGGTGTGTAACCCACAACTCGTGAAATTCCGTATCAAACGAAATCTGACGCTTCGTTTCTTCGAGCAAAACGAAGACGATGCGCTGACTGACCGGACAACCATCACGGCTTCGCTACGGGGTGTATTGTTCGTGAAGACGCCGGATCTGAAAGGACTGGTTAAGTCTACCTTCTCAGCGGGCAAAAACCTGATTAAAACGGCCTAATACCGGGCAATCCAGATCATACCTAACCAAAGCCCAACGCACGTCACGTTGGGCTTTGGTGGCGAAAATCATTCATTTTTTACCCGATTAGCTATGAAAACGCTCATTGCAAACCAACCCCTCTCCGGTGATTACGGCTATGTAGGAACGGATGAGACCTTCCAGGCTGAAGACGACGTGGCCAAGTCGCTACTGGAGCGAAAGCTGGCTACGTTGTCAGACGAGCAACTCGAAGCAGTAGCTGAGTCTGATGAAGATCCGGACGCTGAGAAGAAAGACGACAAGGGCGCTGCCAGTCGTAAAACCAAAGACGACAAAACCGTTTCGACGGCTAATCTCACTGAATAGATGAAATCAGGCTTAATCATTCGCGTTCAGAGTCGGGAAGTGGCCAACTTTGATCTTATCAATAAGATCAAGGCGTTGCTATTTCTGGATCTGAACCTGAACGATTACAATGATTTACTATTGGATTGTCGTGACCGGGCGATTGATGATGTGGAACGGTTTACGGGTCTTTCCATTGGGCCACAGGTCCGTAAGGTTTCCTACTCGATCCTGACTGAAACGACGGATTTGCCCTATGGCCCTTACTTGTCGACGGTCTCCGTTTCGGCAGGTGGCTCAGTGGATGCCGATGGCCGCTTAACGGCGGATTGGCCTACTGGGGGCAACATCGTCTTTAAGTGTGGCTATGACTTTGATTCCATTCCAGCGGTTTTGCTTGATGCTGTGGCCCGCGCTGCGGCTGAGTATTCAGGCTTGAATTCAAGCCTGAAAGCCGGTGGCTGGAAAGACTCCATTCGACGGTATCGAACCTTTAACTGGGCAAGCTGATGATTCCACGGGATCGGATTCAAATCGTTCGCTCTGTTCGGGCTTCAGATAATGCTGGAGGTTCTACCAAGTCCGGTGAAACGGAACTGCTGAATGGACTGGCCGAAGTGAAGGAGTTAAAATCTCCGTCTCGACCGGATTTGATTCAGCAAAAACTTAGCCTGGTCATTCAGGCTAAATTCTGGAAACGGGCGGGTTTGGTGTTACTGGCTGGGGATACGCTTATCTGGAATAATCGACGCTTCACCCTTCAGGGGCCTGATGTAGCTGAAGATTTCAAGAACGTAGTTCGTGTGGTTACTGCGATTCAGCAATGAGTAAAGTACACGGCCTTGATGAGCTGATTCGGGATCTGAAACGACTACCCAAAGAAGCGGAAACCGGAGCCATTCAGATTACCGAAACCTATGGACGGTTGACGGAATTCCAGGCGGTTGAGAAGGTGGCAGTCGATCACGGAAAATTGAGACAGTCCGGTTTTTACGAATCAACAAACCGGGGCTTTGGCGCAAAGATTACGTTTTCCGTGCCCTATGCCCCATTTGTAGAATTTGGAACGGGTGGCTTAGTCTCAATACCCGAGGGTTGGGAGGAGTTAGCTGGCCAGTTTAAAGGGGCTGGCAAACGGGAAGTCAACCTACCGGCAAGGCCATTTTTGATTCCCACGTTTCTGATAAATGGAGATCTGTATTACAAGGCACTGGATGCCATGTTAGCCCGGTTGGTACAATGAAAGATGCTGGTTTCCCACTTCAAAAAGCCTACTTCTCCCTGCTAACCGGGTTGGTGTATGGGGACATTGAACTGGGTTTTTATAGTGTAAAAGCGCCAGATGATGCTCAGAAACCTTACGTCATAATTGGCCCCTGGATCGGTCGGCCTGACAATTCAAAGTACACGTTTGGTCAGAACGGGGAGATTATACTGGATGTCGTTACGGAGTTTTTCGGTAACGATTGGAGTCGGCAGCCTGCTGCGGAGATAACTGACTTGATCACCGAACGGCTACTGCCTGAACCAACATCAACTATCCTGGACGTGAACGGCTTTGATGTGGTGTTAACGCTGATTGGTCCTGTTCAGGACATTGACCTTACCACTGAACGTGGCACCCTGGTACGAAAACTTATTACCGTAACACATTCCTTAAATCAACTGTAAGATGGCAGGCAAGTTCAATGCTTCAAACATAAAAATTCAAATCGGAGTCGATCCGGTTTCTCCAGCTACAACTATCTCCGTTTGGAAGGGTGTTTCCGAAGAAAATACCGTCACGTTTGATATAGGTGTAGCCAAAATTGATACCACGACCAAATATAATAACCGTTTTGCTAGCTCTTTGCCTGGCCTAATTGAAGGTACTATTTCGGGTGAAGCAGCGGTGAATAATGCCACATCATCAACGATGTACAGCAGCGGTGATGTACTGACTATGATCCTATCAGGTGTTACGAAAACCTTTCGTATTGGCACCGCCAATGATGATGATCCATATGAGGTGTTCCAGGGCTATTTCACCAAGTTCACCAAGAAAGCGGACAAAGAGTCGATGGCTATCTACACCTTCGAGATTGCCATGACGACGGCTCCCGTTCCATTTGCGTCTTAATCGCCAACCTTTCTAATGTCAGGCTAACCACCTGGCCGTTTTTACTATGCAAACATATGCCTCTATCGATCAGCAGAAGCTGACGTTTGGAAATTATGCTACCCGTCGGTTCTGTCGGTTGCAGGGTTGCACCAATGACGCCACGACCATTTTACAGGAGTTTGCCGGTCCTAACCGGGGAGACGCCCTGTTCCATATTGTCAAAGCTGGTCTTGAAGCCCAGTACGCCATTGACAAGCAGCCATTCACATTTGACGATGCGGATGTAAGTGATTTTGTTGATAAGGTCGAAGGCGATACAGCCAAGCAAAATGAAGTCGTCTATGCGTTCATTGGTTCGGTCATCAACAAACCAGCAACAGAGGTGCCTGCCTGGATTGAAGAGGTAAAAGCCGAAGCGGAACGACTGGCCGCTGAAGAACAAAAAAAGGCTTCTCAAGCCCAAACTCCCGACGAACCAAAAAACGTCAAAGCGGGCAAGGTGGATTCAACTACGAAGACATCGAGTCCCGCGCCTACGGCTACGGTTTAACCGCCTTTCAGTTCTGGTTTGAATTCAGTTACGGCCAGACCATTGTTTGGCTCAATCAGCAGTCAAAACGGGAAGCCGATCTATACCTGGCCAACGTCCGACGTGACCGAAAACATGCCTTCATGATTATCAGCTCACTGGCTTCTGAAATGCCAGACATGGGGGAATGGTGGCCAATCGATGAGGAGGAAATCAAGGCCGCTGAACGAAGTAGACAGGGTGAAAGTGTATCTGCATCTGAGTTTGTACGCGCTTTTGGCGCTGCCTTTCGACAATAATAAAAAGATGAAACAAAAAATCTCACCCATTCCCTCGTTCGAAGTAGTGCCTGATCTATTGGAATGGGTGAGGCAAATTATAGACTTAAAGGGAAATGGATTTTTTACCGCTTATCAATATAACCTCATCCTTTACCAAAAGAAAGGTGAGGCATACGAAGCAATAGAAAAAGTTTTTGAACAGTTTTACGGGAAAAGGCGCTTTTCGGACAGGGAGGTGTTTTTCGTCAAGCTCTCTCAGTGGAAGAAAAGACAAAATAAGTTTTGATAAAGTTATTCTTCTTTAACTTCTGAATTATGAAAAGCTAACAAAGTCTTATCATATATTTTTCTAAACACTAGAGTATTTAAAATGTATTCGTGTTTCACAGAGGCAAAATATAGAATATGATTATTTACCTCATGAAAAATCGCCAAAGTAAGTTGAATAGGATCTATAATTCCTTTTAAGTCGGTGGATTGTTGAGTGATGCGTGGCAGGATAATGGTATTATTTTCCACATAATCGGTTAGCGGCAAAAAGCCAGAATGGGCATATTGAGAAGCCCAAATATAAAACACTCGATAGCGCCCCCAACCCAACAAATCCTCAATCCCTCTAAGAGTAGCTTTTTGTTTGCCAGGAAATAAATCATCTGCCCAGCCATAGTCATTATCAATAAACTCCTTCCCATGCAGTTCCTTAAGTTGTTGTTGCTGAGTAGTTATAGTATCAATAATTCGTTGTTCTAATGGCGGAAACTTAAGCTCTTCCACGTGCTTTGAAAAGCTCTCGGCCTTCTTTTTTTGGCTTCGGATGGAATGATTAATAAATTTAGCAGTGAGGTTATTGTCGTTAAGAGAGATTAAAAGAGTTAATGTTGCGGCATGTTCATAAAAAGACCTCCAAAGTATTAAGGCTCCATCATTATAGCCATTTAGTAACATTACACCGATTTGATCTCCCATTCTCATTAGATGAGCATATAGAGCAATTACTATGCTTTCCGTTTCTGTCAATTGAGCTTCTTTAACTTTATCCTGTAGCTTTTTATTTAACAGGTATACTGTATTAAGATATGAGAAAAAACCCTTAAAAGGTTCTCGATTAAGCTCAGAAATTTGGCGTTGATTTTCTACATGAACATCAATAAATTTATCATACTTTATTGTATATATTTTTTGGTAAGCTTCGGCAATTATATCTTCATAGGCTTCGGCTATTTCATTAAATTTACTCTCTAACTTCTTTTCAAACTCATCTTCTGAAAGATCTGAAGTTTCACGGGCGCTTTGAATCGCTTTATCAAACTGTTCTCCTGCATTTTCAACAAGTAAACCTACCAAAGAAAGTCCCATATCTCTCTATTTTTAAAACTTGCAAGAAAAAGATGTAAAGCTTTACTATGTCTTGTCTAACAAGTCATTTGCAAAGTCAATAGGGGCCATAGGATTATCAAGAAGTCCTTTTACGCCCTCTTTTATAATTGCCTTAAATGCCTCCGCCTTGACCTCAACAAATAATTTTATGCCAGCCTTTTTTATGCGTGCCCAAATATTAGCCAGCTTTTTTCGTACTTCTCCTTTCGGGAGCTGCGTTTGGGTGTCTTGTAGCTCCTGAACACTCTCAATGATTGATTCAACTTCCTGCTTCTTTTCCCCATTCAGTGAATTGTCGTTAACAAACGAATGAAGTAGCTTGATTGTATCCGTGCAGAGTTGATCAATCTTTAGTTGAGTAGCTGTAGGATAGCTATGCGTGTTATCGTCACTTTCTATTACGAAGGCTTCTAAAAACTCTTCTTCATAGCCCTGTAAAATAGTATCCTTGTCGAGTGCGAATTGCTCAATATATCCATTTACTAAACGCATCCAATCCTTAAAATACACTTCCAATTGACCTTCAGTCATTGATCCTGTACCTTCTGAAGCGTCAGAATTTGTTTTAGGCATATATACCGCCCTAAAAAATGGTTGTTCACCTTTATTATCAAATTCTCTAACTATAAAAAAATATGGTAAATAGTTATCCACGGGTTTAAAGCTGAAATAAGCATCCTTGACATCTGATTCTTCTATATTTTCATTTAAAATCTGAAGTAACTTTCGTCTGGCTTTGAGCATATCCAAGGGCCAGTGTCTTTTATCCTTGTCGGCCATTACTAAATCGTTTTGAGTAAATATAAGTATCACATTATCAAAGATGATTCATGTAGTCATGAGGATTGAAGCATAAAAAAGGACCTTCGTAATAAAGGTCCTTTTTTATGCTTCTGGTAAACTTTTAGTTGGGGCAGTGAATAAGCTATCTGCCCTTTCTATTGCTCCCTTTACGTCAATTTTCTCGTATATAAGATTGTTGAATGTGTCAAGGGTATCATCCATGAGGTTAATACTCCAATTTATTATCTCAGAGATAACACTTTCCTCAAGTTTGTCTCCTCCTATAATAGTACTTGTTCTGCACCTAATTTCATTCCCCTTGGTAATATCAAAATTACCTAGTATCAAATTTGCATTATAGTGATTGCATAAAGCCAAAATTTGATCACGTTTTGCTTTGCCTTTAGGTACTACTATAGGGTGATAGATGATAATTGTCAGTATATCATTGCTTGGATTGATTGTAGCATAGCAATTATAGTTTGCCTTATCTGTCTTAAAGCCGAAGGAAATAATTTGCAGGTTAGAGCCTAGTATATTATATACCCATTGCCTCTGATCAAAAAAATACAATAATTTATCGAACATGACTTAAATCTTTCAAGCGATTAGTGTATACGTCTCCCTCTGCGCTCAATGCTCCAAAAATTCCCATAGAATCTACGTGAAGGGTATTGTAAGTTTCAATGCCTACGGCAGGTAGGTCTGCCATTGGGGACAATGCTAGCACAGCTTTCTCTTTGCGCTTAGCGCTGCCTCTTTTAAGCCAAGGATGCATTCCGGTAGTGGCCCTGCAAGTGTCCAAGAGAAAAGAGGCAGTGCCTAATATAAAAGCTGTAGGCTCAGGCTCGAATTTTATGTATTCGCTTTGTGCTGGACTAGCCTGAAACTGAGAATGAAAGCTGGCAAAATACTCTTTAGCGCTAGGGCCGCTAAATTGCATTGCATCGATAGCTTTCAATTCTTTGTCGATAACATCCTTAGGCGTCTCAGCAAAGTACTTGTCTACTTGCGCCAATAAACTGATTAAGGTCTCGTCAAACATATCAAGCTATTATTTAGGTAGTGGAAATTCTGTATTAAACTTAAAGGAAGTCAAGATGGTATTATCAAGCTCTAAAAGACAAACAATATAAATCGGACTTAAATTCGTAAAAGCATCATGTTGAGAAGCAAAGTCAAATTTCGTTATCTCCCTAATGCCTATACTGCTATCAAGCGCACGTATTGCCTTGTAAGGGAAAATTCCTTTAGACTTTAAAAATTCAATGAAGGCGCCTACAGGCCAACGCTCACTTGCTTCATAGTTAGCTTTGAATTTCTCCACTAGCTCCATAAATGCAAGCATGTGTATACGATTACCTACTAAATCGAAGAAATTCTCTTCTGTTAATTTAAGCTCCGCTTCAAATATATAATACTTCCTTCTATATGTGGCCTTTCCATACGAATGAGCCATGCCCTTGTTATTATCCCAGAAGTAATAACCACTACCCAAAAACTTATGTTTGGCTGGATCATCTGGCTCATGAGTTGACCAAAAGGGGCCGCTAGCCTCTATTTCCTCTATTTTTCCCTCTTTCTTACAGGTGTGATAGCCTATTATGCGCATGAACTTCTACAGAACGATACTTTTGAGATCAAAAGTGCAATCTAAATATATTTTACCTAATAGGCCATGTCATACTCTACCTTACAATACGGCATAGTTCGTACTAAATGCAATTTTCTTGCCTAAAATTAAAGCTAGAACGAGGCTTTGGAGATGCTACAGCAACGCAGCTAAAACATGTAGATACACGTAATTTTGCCGTTAGGTAAAGTGAGGAAAAGCAAGGGAGGTCTATACAAATGAAAAGTTTATATTTGTACAAACTTTTCAAAGTTATGGCAATAACCACCTTAGCGGAAAAAATTAAGGCCGCTCGAAAGTCCAAAAACCTAACCCAGACAGAGTTGGGGGAGCGATTGGGTGTAACAAAGGGGACGATAGCTTCTTATGAGGCTGGTCGAAATAATTTTACTGTTGAAACATTGCAGAAAATATCTAACGCTCTGGGTGTAACAATTTCAATTGATATAAATCCAGAGTAATAAAAAATTTACCCCTAAAGTTTTGGTATATATATACTTTTGGTTAGATTTGTGTTGTCAATCAGGTGATTGACACGTCATGAAAAACCCCGCGCTGGCAACTTGGCAGGAGACAGCAACGGGGAGACGTTCATCAAACAGTTAGTTAAAATGAACACGGTACAAATGTACGCGGGTAAGGGGAATAATGTACCTCCTACTCCACAAGCGGCCAAAAATGGCCCTCAAGTCCCCATTTTAGTGGACTATCGGCAGTTGCCCGAAAAGCCTATTTGCTTCCAGCCCCTGGCTGGCATAATCGACCCCGATTACCTACGCCAGTTCCAGCTAACACCTCAGGAACGCCAGCGGGCTACCCTGCTGACCGTAGCTACGAGTACGATGGCTCACTTGATACCCTTGCAAACGGTTGTGCTGGCCGTCACACTCAACCCAGTTCAGTACGCCGATGCTGAGGGAAAGGTGGTAGCCATTGCCCTCGAATCAAAACCGCAGGAATTGGTATTTGGTCGCGTCGTGGCCATTGATGTCGCTTGTATCAAACTGGGTTTTGAGTGCCCTGTCAATTCGGGCGTGACCATTGCCCGTGTAAGCATTGGCTTTTTGTGTCTGGTTCGCTACATCGTCACTAAAACTGTCATCTAGGACTATGGAAGCGAACCCAAATCTCATGGTTCCCAAACCCGGCCAATCCTGGGTGGATTATTTTTTGGACAAGCTTGTATACGATGGGGATATGACCCCAAAGGAACGTAAGCTGGCAGGCATAGTCAATGTCCCTGATGACAGCATGTCGCCACCAATCAACTACTCAGAACGGGCTATGCTGGTCGTCATTGGGGTTGAACCCATTGACTTCCCAACCTTACTGGGCAAGGTTGTACTGATTACCACCTTGCAGGAGCCAAAAAGCTACTTCATTGGCCGGGTGGCCGCAGTTGACGAGCAGGTCATTCGGCTCACGCGCGATAATGCTACATGGCCCCAGCGTGAAACGGAGCGTAAGGATATTTTGCTGATGTGTCGGTGTGTATATATGACGGGTGTTCCTGTTCTGTAAGGCCATGAAAAAGCAGATTCAAACCCCACTAATCAGTGATGGCTTTATTAGGGAATTAAACTGGAAGCAATTCATTGTAAGTAGTGATTCATTGGCCCCTTTGATGTGGAGAGGTTATGATTTAACCTGCATTCCTGTGCCGCCTAATAGCCTCCCGGAAGTAGGTGACTTGGTTGTCGTCGAATGCCGAATTGCGGGGCGCAAATATTGCTCATACCGAGTTGGTTTTTTCGAAAGCGCCGATAATCGAGTACTTACACTCATTTATGACGAGCAATTTAAAGAGTCAATTGGCGATTGGGTAATCCCTTTTCGTCAGGTTAAGCGGATTTACGTAGTTGATAGGATTTGTAGAGTCTACGCTAGAATGAATAAGTTCTATCCAGCCATAGCCAAAAGGTACTATCCATGAACACAACCCACACCAATACCCAACCTACGGGCGCCACAACTACCACGTACCGCGCTCTGACCAGTCAACTAGTAACCGATGTAGCCGTTGATTCCGGTGAACCCCAACAGGCGGTTTATGATCGCATTTTTACGCGGTTGTTATTCCTGTACGGCATTGACGTATATATGTATCCGCGAGGGAGAAACGAAAGCCTTTTAGTGGTGGCCGAACGCCATGATGTGATTGACAAAGTGTATGCGCTGGCCTATGCAGAAAAGCTGTATTTTCAGAGTTACGAGGAATGATGAGCAATGAGAACATTGATAAGTCCAGTAGTATTACTGGGCTTATCAAGCTTATTCGCAGGCTCCCAGAATATGAAGCGTGGAAACGGGCGGTCTTTATTCGAGATCGGTTTCAATGCCAACACTGTGGGGCTAGGAATGGCCAAAAGCGAGTAATTGAGGCTGACCATATTATAAGCTTCGCAAAGCTGGTGAGGGAAAATGGAATCTCTACAGTGGAGGAGGCTAAAGATTGCTTTGCGCTTTGGGAGGTGAGTAATGGCCGCTGCTTGTGCCATTCTTGCCATGAGCAGACGGATACGTATCCAATGAATTTTAGGCGAAAAAAGGTGAGATCGCGATAAGCCAAAATAAATTGTCAATAATAATGCCAGCAGCTAGATTTTTTTCACAAGAGGACGCCTCCTTAATAGTTGATACTTACCGAGGCGGAGGGAGTATCAACTCCTTGGCCTCCCTTTTTGAGTGCGATGATCGTGTAATTAAGCGAATACTCAAGAAGAATAATATTTCCATTCGGCCACTAAGTAGGCTTTACGGAAACGAAAAGGAAATTATCTCTCGATATTTAGATGGGGAGTCAATGGAATCTCTTGCAAAGTACTACCAAATAGACCCACGCTACGTAAGAAGGGCTATTCAGGAAGGTGCAGTTGTACAGAGAAATAAATTTGAAAGAACCCGGAAAAAGAAATTAGATGAATCTTTTTTTGACATTATAGACTCAGAGGTTAAAGCCTATTTTTTGGGCTTCATGTATGCTGATGGATATAATAACCAAAGGGAAGGTAGGATTGTATTGTCATTGCAAATGCGAGACCTGCCCATTTTGGAAAGGTTTCGAGAAATCTTGGGTTATGAGGGGGATGTAATCATAAGAGAACGACTTAATCTTGCCACATTAAGAATAGGGAGTAGGAGACTCTCTGAAAGTCTAGCATCTTTGGGTTGTCGGCAAGCAAAGTCACTTACACTTACCTTTCCTGAATGGCTGCCCGAAAAACAACTACCTCACTTTATTCGTGGCTATATTGATGGAGATGGTTGCTATTATGCAGGTGTCCAAGGTGAGGGTAATTTTAAGGGGGCTTATGTAGGTGCCCTAGGCTCTGTATTGTTTATTGAAAAACTTACTGAAATTATATCGAAAAAATGCGGAGTGAATGCTAAAATTAGGCCACACCATACTTCCGTGGGAGTGCGTAATATGATTGTAGGTGGGGCTGGACAATTTGAAAAGGTGGTTAACTACCTATATGAAGGAGCCACAATTTACCTAGAAAGAAAAAAAGTAAAGGCCTTCTCGGTGCATCCTCTTGGTCGCGCAGGAGTCAATAACCCGGCTGCCACACTTAATGAACAACAGGTAATCGAAATCAAGGCTCGCTTACTTAGTAAAGAAAATATAAAGTTGCTAGCTAGTGAATATGGCGTATCCCTAGCAGCCATACACAAGATTAAGCGAGGTAGAGCATGGGCATCGGTGACAGATATTACTTTTGATCCAAATAACAAAGAGCGCCCTACTGGCTCTAGTAATCCAATGTCAAAACTCATTGAGTCCGACATTCCGCAAATTCGCAAATCATTACTAGAGGGAATATCCATGAATCAAATCGCAGCCCAGCACTTAGTTAGTGAAGCTGCAATACGGCTTATTAGGGATGGAAAGACATGGGGCCATATTCCATAGCCTTAAAATGCAAAGAATAAGGGGCTTTATTTTATGGAGTAAAGCCCCTTATTCTTTGCCCACCTATTACATGTAGATACATGATTTGAGTAAGTTGCTGTAACTGTTTTAATTAGTTAACTTAAAGATTGTTTGCTTTACGTAGGCTATCAATGTAGGCTTCTGAGTGAGCTTTGCCAAGTAATTTATACCCTTTATCTATTAACTCCCTGTAAGTAAAGTCCTCATTTTTCACTCCATGAATTGCATTATCGGCGACAGCCTGACCACAAAGTTCATGATTTAGTGAATCGGTTGCCTTGGTTGAGCCTTCACGAACGTCAGCCCACATAGTTTCACTATTATACCTTTTATCCAATGGGCTACTACAGCTAAATAGGATTAGGGTTGAGGTTGATATTGCAACAATCTTAATTACTTCTTTCATAATGCCAATATAACCATTTGGCTGAATACCTTACCGTAGGGTTATATTTTGAGTCTATTGGTAATAGTAGTTTCGTAGGCATTCACCAGCCTAGTGCAACTACCTACCTTGGAGCGTAAATTAACCGTTGAGATGGGTTTTAGCCCCACCGGGCTTGAGTCCGGTGTAGGGAAGGCTATTTCCAAGCTGCAAGAGCTAGGAAGTTTTGCGATCCAATTTGGCGATAAGTTTACTAGTGCTATTGCGGGGGCAACCAGTTCAGCTTCAGCATCAATAAGTCGTTTTGCGACCCAATCCAACGCATCTCTAACTAGTTTTTACGAAAAGCAAGATGCATCCCGCAAAATATTCTCCGCTGGTTGGGGTCGGTTGGCGGATGATGTAGCTAAAGCGGGTAAGCGATTAACCGTTGGACTCACCCTTCCCCTTACACTGCTCGGAGGACAAATACTTCAATCCTATGCGGAGATAGACTCTCTAAATCGAGGGTTGGTATCAGTAATGGGGTCGGCCAGCTTAGCTGGTAACGAATTCAAGGCTTTACGATCTGTTAGTGCCTTACCTGGCTTGGGGTTACAAGAAGCTGTAGCAGGTAGTGTAAGACTCCAAGCCGTTGGATTCTCGGCAGATAATGCACGAAAAGCACTCCTTCAATTCGGAAATGCGATAGCTCTGACTGGGGGCGGTAAATCAGAATTAAATAGTGTTACCGTTCAGCTTGGGCAGCTAGCCGCAAAGGGAAAGGTTCTTAGTCAAGATTTACGGCCAATTATTGAGGCTGCCCCTTCTATTGCTCCTGCCCTTCTAAAGATTTTTAAGTCGGTAGACCCAGAGATTATCTCTGAAAAGCTAAAGATAGCAGGTAAGGATTCGACATATTTTATCAACCTACTGACATCTGAGTTGTCAAAGTTACCTCGCATAATAGGTGGCCCCAAAAATGCGCTAGAAAATCTAAGTGATTCATTAACAATAGCTAAATATAATTTTGGGCAGGCAGCCGATAAGGCAATTGATCTTACGGGGAAAATTAATAGCCTTGGCGATTTTATTACCTCACTGTCGAATGATTTTTCCAACCTAACCCCACAAACACAGGGGGCTATTTTGGTTGTAACTTCTCTTGTTGCTGCCATTGGACCACTCACTTTAGGACTAGGCACTGTTGTTAAATTACTTCCTACGATTGCCACTGGATTTGGCGCACTATTCAGTCCTATAACTGCTGTAGTAGCAGTATTGGCTGCGGTGGGTGTAGCCACTTACAGTATCATTAAATTTAATTTGGCAGTTGTATCTTCCTATAGTTCAGCAAGGCTTCTATCAGAAGCTCACACTTCATTAGCCCAGTCGATAGGTGCAGAAACGGGTCGCCTGAGTGCCTTACTTGCAGTTGCTCGTGACGAAAAACACTCTAAGCTAGATAGAAAAAAGGCTATTGCTGACATAAATGCTATTTCGCCTGAATATCTGGGAAATATCAGTTTAGAGACAATAAATACCAAGAATGCTACGCAAGCTATTCGTGAGTATACGAAATCACTAACTCTAAAATCACAAGCTGACTATTATGCTGCAAAACTTTCCGAATCGGCAGCAAAGCTAACCAAAGAGAAGCAGACGCCCTTAGAGGATCGCACTACCGCGCTTGATGGGTTTGCGGCTCGCGCAAGCAGTATTGGTGCTTATTTCGGCTATTATGAAGAGTCCGAAAAAAAGCTTCGCAAAAAGCAAAGCGAATTAAGTAGTCAAGCTATTTCGGACGCCCAAAAAGAGTACGATTTTAACAAAAGGAATCTTGACGTTGCTATTGAACAGCAGGTAAAGCTAACTAAGGGTAAGACAACACCAACTGCTATTGATTTTGTAAGTATTGGTGGTCAATCATCTATTGCTAAGCTTAAGGATGACGTAAAGGCAGCTAAAGAGGCTGTTGAGAGTTTCAGGTCGGACAATCCAAATAAAGCAGTGCCGACAGAACTGCTGGATAGATATAAGATTCTTTCTAGCAGGCTTGAGGATGCCACCAGTGACACTAAAAAGCATACGGCTGCCGTAAAAGAGTCGTCGTCAGCTTTAGAAATCTTACAGCGAGTAAGCGAAAATACAGCAAAGAAAATTCAAGATCAGCGAGCACTAAAGGGGTTCGTATCAGCGGAAGACGTGCACCTACTTGAAAGGACAGATGCGCAAATTGCCCGTATTACTGGGAGTCTTGAAAAACTGGATAAGGCCCAATCAATAAAACCTAAAGTGGATTTTTTCACTGCCGAAGGGTCCGAAAAGTTTAGGGACATAGCAGGCCTTGTAGTAGCTCCACTTCAGCGCCTACCCGGCTTGGCTGCCCGATTTAATGATGTGCTGAAATACCGCACGATTGACCAGTATACCGAAAGCATTGAAAAACTAAAGTCCAGTATCTCAAAAGACCTCTTTAGTTGGTTAGCAATACCACGAAGTACGATGGATTCGCTGGCTGAGTACATCGCTCTATTGAACAAAAATAGTCGTGCTACAAACGAAAAAACTGGTTTAGCTGAAATTCGCGCCGACAATCTGGCAGGCGGCACTATGCCCAATGTAGTAGCAGTGCAGAGTATGATTGATCAAGTTCGAGCCGGAAAAGATGCAATAAATCTTTCTGTGCAGGAACTAGCTGCTGCTATGAGCACGGGTAAAGCTACACTTGCGCAAGGTGGAGTTGAATTACTTTCCGGTATCGGTAGTGCTATTGGTCAAGGGCAAAATCCACTAAAGGCTGCCTTGAAAACCATTCTGGATATTCTTGGGAATTATATCATTCAACTAGGCACAGCCTTGCTCCTATCAAGTGCCGCATTGCTTGCAGCAGCACCATTGACGTTCGGAATTACACTTGCACCAGGTCTAGGGCAACAGGTTGCAGGCGGGCTTCTTATTGCAGGTGGAGCCGCCGTAAAGGCCATTCCCTTTGCCGATGGTGGCACGGTTGAAAAACCTACTTACTCCCTAACCGGTGAATACGTAGGGGCTAGTCGCAACCCGGAATTTATTGCACCAGCTTCGAAGGCTGGAGGAATCATTGCGCAAAGTTTAGTTAAAATGGGAGCGGTCGGTGGTGGAGGCAATTTCTCTGTTGAAAAAGTCATTTCTGGTTCAGAATTACGGTTAATCATTCGCCGGTCAGAGGCTGCTGACATCGCCCTTGGAGGGGGCCTGTCATGAGTTATTCGACAAATTTCTTCTTTAGCTACTATAAGGTTTTGACCGCGGGTACTATTCCTGCTCAGTTTCGAATCAGCTTCAAACGTCGGGACTATACAGGCGAAGCTATCGAGATCTTACCAGGTGGAGAACCCTTAGTCATCGAGGCCGTCGATTCGCCCGATAATCCGCTCTCGTCGATGTGGCCACTCAAGTTCACATTTGAACTAGTCTGTCAGGAGTACTGGCAAGCGGAAAGTTTTTATACCGAAGATGAGCGGGAGTTGCTGGTTCTAATTGAGATCGATGAAGGGTCTGGTTTTGCCGTTGAACACTTCGGCTGGATTACTGCGGTGGATTTCAAAATGGACCACTCCTCAAAACCATTTAAGGTTTCCGTCGTCGCTTCAGATGGCCTGGCATCGCTAAAAACGCGTTCACTGTTGGATGCGAATGGCAAACGTTTACAGGGATACGTTAGCCTGTCAACCATTCTTCGTTCAGCCTTTTCGAATGCCGGGTTTGATCAACCACTAACGACGGGGGTTAACCTGTTTGAACAGACAGAGGTAGGGCTGGACCGGATTGATAACAAAGCCAATCCGGCTACCGATCCACTGTATCAGGCGCTGGTCAATTCGGAAACCTTAGTGACTGATTCAGGTGACACGCAGTTCGGCTGGGATGCCCTGAAGCGTGTTGTTGATCTGTTTGGTTGTCGGCTTTCCCAGACTAAGGGACAATGGTGGGTCATTCGGGCTGACGAAGCTGCGGGCGGATGGGACCTGTGGAATAATACTTCCACTGAGACCATTCACACACGTACCTATACGAGTAATTTGGTTAGCGATGCCCCCGGTTCACACACCTCCCGAAATTTGATTCTTGATGTTGGAAAAGGACTTCCAGCCCAAATTTTAGCGGGTGGGCCGGTTGACTTGTTGCCAATACCTAAAAAGGCGATCAAGCTGGAGCAGTCGTATGGCCGTTATCAGTCCCGATTGCCTAACGCCGATTTTTCGCAGGTCGATAGCACGTTTCTGCCCGTCGGCTGGCGTCGCAATAACATCAGCGAAGCGGATGGATTTCGGGCGGGATCAGGCACGGAACTAGATCCGTATCGCCTTGTTCTCTACGGAGCCGGTGACGAGAAACTAACGGCTGATTCGCCTTACATCGGCATTCGGGTGGACTATGACCAGAATTCACCGGAGTTCAGTCAGTCGATTACGCGCACCATAACGGGCGAATTCCAGCTCCATAATGCGAAGTCCGCCAAAATCGTGGTGTTTGCCTTCACCCCTGAAGGGGGTTATATCGGGCAGGCGAGTGGTGCCTGGAAGATGAACCCTTCTAAAAAAGAGCAGGTAGGTATTTTGATTGACCACTCGCAGATGGTGGCCAATGTCATGCAGACCAAGCCAGGTTGGGCGGAGATTTCCATTAAAATGGACCCGATTGACCGGGTGTTCTCCTTTCTTTTTTATCTGTGTCAGGCCGAAGCGCTCACTAAGCCCAACGGCTTACCTGAACAGGGGCCACCTAGACCCTACATCGAATACCGAAACATTCGCATGGAGGTCGCCAAGGCAGGTCAGAACATCACCGGTACTAGTCAGGTCGTAGCCTTGCCCAATCAAAAGCCGACGGACACAACCCTATCCCTTACCCTGGGTGATGTCGCTTATTCGACTACGCCTTATGATCGGTTGAATACGTTGTTTCGACGGTCAGCCAATCCACCTGCCCCGCAAACCAACTATTACTACGCTGACGCTGATGTGCTGGTTAGCAATCCGACTGGACATAACGTTGGCAAGTCGGCATTGTCTTGGCTGATTCAGAAATATGCTCGTCAGATGATGCAGTTGGCCCCCACATTTGAGGGCCAAATCATTGGCCGTTTTCCGGCAGGGATACATACGGTTCTACGGCTACTGGATTTTGGGGAAATGATCGACGGGGTGTTTGTGCCGTACCTACTCCAGTTAACGCGCTGGAAATGGCGCACTAAAATGGACATCCATGAAGTGACTGCGGTACGCATCAACTCAACGGATACCGTAGGCCTGCCCATACCGAAAGCCTACTGGCAAACGCCCGATGGTGAAGTGCCGATGAATGTGGATGACAGCGGCAATCCCGTGAATCCAGCCTTGAGCCAGGGGAGTCTTTCCGAGCGGGATCAGTTTCTAAAAAATCTGTCTCTGTCGGGCATTAAACCAAACGTTACGCTTCAACCCAATGTAGCCGGTTTTTCGAATCTAACGGGCAAATCCGTGGTGACCCTTTCGGGCTACATCGGCGACGAATTCAAGGGGAAAGTGCTGGCCCAATTACTCAAAAATCCTAACCTATCGCACTTTGTATGAGCATCGTCTTACCTACCGCTAATTTCCGAATCGGCACGGCTCCCTATCCAGCTGCGGGGTGGACGTTTGCCGTTCTGGGGCCAATTCCTGACGGGGAGACCGAAGCTTTACAGCGGCAACAGATTGGCAATCCCGTATTCGTGGCTGACTATGACAACAATCCGTTCATGAGCGATGTAGTCTATAAATTTTTAGCGTCGCACCCAGACTACCAGTCCGATGCGGTACTGGTTCGCGGGTATTTCGATGAGAACGAAGGGTTTCATGCGTTGTCCGATGAGGAAGCGGATAGCGGCTCGGATGGAAGTCTCTCAAGGATTATTGACGCAGCCTCGTCAACGGAGCTTCGAACGGCTTTAGTTAGTCTTTTTGAAGCAGCCATGGCCAACTCGGTTACGAAACGAATTATTTGTGAGTATATAAGTACCTGCGATACCACAACTCCACCCACGCAGACCTATATTTTCACTAATCCAATCGATTACGAAGCAGTTGCCACGGTGGCGGTAGACTCCATCGACGTGGAAATATTGGATGAAGACTGGGAGGGTACCAGTGGCGATTCCATTGATGTAGAGATTCTTGATTCGGAGTGGGAAGGCGAAGTAGCTAATCCCGTTCCGACCGTAAATAATCATCAGCCTGACCAGTTAATCACCGCTAGCGGGGATCAATACTATGATCTGAATGCAGACTTGTTCGCCGATCCAGATGATACCCAAAGTCTTCTCGTGCGTCGTCAGGATAAGGCCACGAGCGTTGTTTCGGCCCTGCCTGTCGGCATTTCCTTCGGGTTTGATGCCACGACAGGACTACGACGGATCACGGTGCTCAGTACAGTGGTTGACCAAATACTACGCATGTTCGTCACCGACACGGATTCAGTGGAACAAACCATTTGGGACATTCACCAGCTGACTATTAACCGGGCGCAGATCAGAATCATGCCGGATGTTTCGGATCAGACCCACAGCAACGATTTCAGCGTCAACTTCTTTGATGAGGATTCAAATCCAAGTCCAGGTTATGCTTTTATCGGTGGAACGGGTACATGGGGCTGGTCGGCGGGTCAACTCTGCCAGACCGCAACGGCAAGTTCCTCCGATATGCGGATGGTGCAGTTTACCAGCAACGGTTCACAGAACTCACTCGATGCTGACCGCGCCCTGGGTCTTATCAAGCCCACTGCCTTTACCTCCGATTCCCGTCTAGGCATTGGCCTTCGCTTTGGGAGCGGGGCCAGCGACGGCTATGCGCTGGTCATTACGGACAATACCAGCGTTCAATTACTTCACAGTGGAGTCTCCTTTGGTCCCTCGAAGGCCTTTGTTAGCGCCCTGAATGTGTGGTATTTCGTTCGGATGCTCTACGAAGAAACGGGCAGCTCGACCGCTCGAATTTCGGCCAAAATCTGGAATGCGTTGCAGGCCGAACCCGAAAGCTGGCCCATCGTCTGGGAAGATCAGCCCCGCCAATCAGGCTATCCGGTTATGATCGCTGGCTACAACGGCGCTAAAGGCTGCATTGGTCCCTGGTATGATTCAAAAACCTTAGCTCCCTAACGACCATGGACGCCTATAAAAAATTCCCTCAACCTGATGGCACCTTTCGCTACTGGAAATACGATGGATCGGCTCTCAATTGTGACGAATCCCTGGATGTGTTCAATGCGCTGGATTATGATCAAAAGGTAGCTCAGACTACATCCACTGAACCGGCTTTAGCGGATGGATTTGATCATTATCAACTGCGCGACTGCTCGGGTACGGGCACCACGCTCGGCAATTTCTCGCTTGATCCAACGGATGGTGTAATCGAAGGCGGTGACCCAGAACCTGGCCAGACCAATGATTCCTTGAACTAACAACCATGAAAAAGCTACTTCTTCTTTGGCTTACTTTAATTAGCGCAACCAATCTACTTCCTGCGCAAAATTTAGTCTATCAACCCGTCAACACGACAGTTAACGGGGCCATTATCAAAAAAACGGTTCTTCGGGATAAACGAATTTACCCCCTGAATCAAACCGGGGACATAGCCTTTTTGACGGCGGTTAATACGGGCACCTTGCCCATAACTCCCTACCCAAGTTTGGGGGCGATTGTCGGAAAATACACCTACAGTTTTTCCGATAGCCGAACCGACTTTCAAAACCATCCGGTCATCTCCGCGCCTGCGCCGGTCCTCACGGACAGCGTTCGAAATGTCCCTCGTTTGCTCGGCAACTATTACGCCCTGGCCCCGCAAACGGCATTAGGCACGGCGCTGTACAAGCGATTCCCGCCGATTGCTCCCCATACTTCCAAGATTATTATCTATCCGGGAACGCTGTTTTCGGACATGAATGATAATGGCCTGCTCAGCAGGGGATGGACGCGAACATCAGAATCAGCCCACTGGAATGATGGCGATACCTATCCGACACAGTTCAAACGGGCGCTGGAAATGGCAAACTATCAGGCAGCTTACAATGCTGCGCAGAGTTTGCCCAATTCGGACCCCCGTAAGCAAAAACTCCTGGATTGGGCAGGCAATCCGGGCAGTGGGTTTGAAGGGCAACACCTCTTTATTGATGATGAAGAAACCTGTAAACTCTACGCCCAGTTCTGGTATGCCACGTTTCAGCAGCCCGATTGGAAGGGCGGAGGGGTGGATTATTTCAGTGTCAATCATGAAGTTTATACCCCCCGAAATAACGGGATTTCCTATTACCAGCAATGGTATAATCAGGTTGGGTGGATAACCAAGGAGCTGATTCGACTTGACCCTAACATGAAGTCGGGTATGTCCGACTTTGGGAATTTAACCCATTTGGCGCCGTATTTCTTCGATGATTTGGATACGACGGGCTACCCAAAATACATGTCCTATTGGACTATCCATGAGCCGTACCGGGGTAGTTCCCAAAGTACCCCCATGGGTGCACCTTCGGACTTGGGACAGCTTGTTAAAGACGGCAAAGCGTTTGTTGGCGTCGGCTCCTATGTGCAGCATACCTGGGATGAGGAGAGTTTATTTGAGAAGAATTCAAACGGTACCTATAAAAAGAATGGTTCGGGCGGCCTGATCTGGCGAACCGATGTTCGAACCACTACCATCACAGGCCAATCCACCGTCCTCTACAATGAGGATGCGTATAAATCGCAGTTAAAGTTCTATGGAATCTTCGCCCGCTACTGTACCAATCAATACTTCCGGGCAGGTGGGGTACATTTGCCCCGCTCCGATGTACGTCAGGCAGGGTTTGGCGCCGTCAGGTTCCTGCGTCAATTCCGACTCGATACCGAAACCGAATCAGGTCTAACCCCCGCTGGAACAGGCACCACAGAAGCTCAGTTTTCTACGCTCAATTCCCGTCCATTGAATCCCGACTGGACTGAAGCGGATGCGATTGGGATGTATTTGTTTAACGATTATTTGCGGGGCTGGAGTGAAACGCGGCCAAAGGCAGCACTCGGCGCTAACAACGGGGGCAAATCGCTGGCCAGCGTGGAGATGTACACGAAGGGTTTCCACCGGGCTAGTCTTTTGAACTGGATTTTTGACACGCCCTGGACGCTGGTACAACCCAAACTCTGGATCAAACAACAGGGCATCGTTTCGGCTACAAACCCCGATGAGCAGTTTTATCGAAAACCCATTATTGTTGGAGGAATTGCGACTAAGGACGGGCATCCTGCACTATGGCTGTATTGGTGGTGGCCCTGTCAGGATGTGGATCGGTATACCGATGTGACGTTTTGGGTCAATAAAGGGGCAGGGCCAGTTACACCCGGTTATGAATTTAGAATCAAAGGCCGAAAAGCGGGACTGGAGTGGTTTCGGCTTACGGATGCCGCTGCGGGTCTTGCGCCCAATGATCTTTATTTTCAATTCAAGTCGTTACTGGCGGAAACCATCACCTGGCGGGGCGATTACCGGGAGGCCAAAATTACGTCGCCACCAACACCACCCACAGTCGTCAAATCCGAACTGTCGATGGTGGCCAGTACGTCGACCATCTCCTGTAATTATACCCTGGCCGCAACGAGTCTAAGCGTTACCTGTGGTAGTTCGTTTACCCTAGCCTCCACTGTGTCCGGCACAGCCGCCACGGGCCTTGGCTTTAGTTGGGCACGGTCAGGCTTTTCCGCCCTGGGGCAGACTGTAGCCACTGTGGCACCAACTACCAACGGACCCTACGCGTACACGGTCACCGCTACCAAAACGGGCTGTTCCCCCAAAACAGCCATTGCAACTATAACTGTTTCCGGTTGTACAGGGAGCACAACGGCCATTATTGGCAACTCCATTGCGGAAAACCTGGCAGGTGATTTTTCCTATGAACCCATTGCGGCCAGTACCATTCCGGGGAGCTATACCGTGGCTCAGGAGTCGGACACGGTTAAGTTGATTCTGAATCTAAAAGTCGGTAGTTACGGCAACAACGGCCTCGCAGGTGGGATTCAGGGTATTTGGGATAAAACGATTAATCGCAATCAGATTGCCAATCCGCGCTATGCTGATGGGCGCAAATCGGATGAGGGTAGAGAAGAGGGAACCTTAGATTTGGGGTCAGGATTTCAAATCGCACCCTACCGAAATCCAGCACCGTGGGTATACAATGGGTTTGAAATGACCATTGGTGATCAGCCCTTAGAAATTGGCGATATCAACGCCCAATCATCGAACCTATTAACCTACGGCCGGGGTACTGTGAATGGCAAAACCATCGACTATACCAAAGTCGATATGGCTCAGTGGAATGGTCCCAACACCCACGAAACCGATGGACAAAGCCTCAAACTTGGCGATATATTAGAAAAGTGGGTGAATCAAACCGGCAACTGGACCAGGGCTTGGTACCGCATAAAATTGGATCGGAATTCCTCGAATGGCGGCGATAACTTTCAACAATACCCTAGGTATCATGAATTCCCCGCTGGTCATGCCAATGGCAGTTTAGGCACCTGGCATTGGTACGATGGGGACTTTCCGTACACAGGAGCTGCATCGCGATCGGTTGTCTTACCGGAAAATTCGGGCCAAACGCAGGGATCGCACTACATCACTGAAAACTGGGTTGCCTGCATTGGCTCGGATGGGCGTGGCATCGGAATTATCATGCCAACACCCAGTATAAAAATTGGCCAGTATGATGGCCTCTACAACCTGCCCAATGGCGAGGGATTTGGCCGCTCGTACCTGTCATGGCAGCCGCAATTGATCATTGACAAAAACATTGACCTGAAATTTTCCCTAGTCTATGTGACGGGCACCCTCGCTGAAATCCGAAAAGCGGCCTATGACTTAACGAAAAGCCGTCGATCCTTAACGCCTGAATATCGATTCAACCAAGCAGGTAGGCAGCTCTGGAGCTTAAAAAACGCAACTGATGGCGGCTATCAATCAGCGCGTAGTAACTGGGATATTACCTGGCAAAATGGAGGCCAACTCTATTCGCCAGCGGGGGCATGGGATGCGGTTAGTCATAAAAAAGTCTACATGCGTTACCGGTACGTGACCTATTCCCGTAGCAATCCGGGCATGACGTTAAAATGGCGTCGGGCCCGACAAGCGGATTTTTCACAGGACCCACCCAGTACGATCTATTCCTGGATTTATCCAGATGGCCACAACGTATCCTACGATTATTATTATACGATTGCGCTGCAAGCCGATGGGGATTGGCACACTGCCGAATGGGATTTGACCAGCAAAGCCGAGTGGAAAGGCATTATTAACGAGCTCCAGTTTATTACGGATGGCACAGGGGCCATTGGGGAGCGGATTCAAATCGAGTGGATTTCGGGTAGTTCGTCGGGACCAGTTCAAAACTAAATAGCATTATGTCAAACATCGCACCGCAAACCGTTCGCATCAAGAGCCATATTACGGGTAATCTGCTTTATCTCTGTAAAACCAGTCGGGATATTGACGAATACCCCCGAACCCTTGAGGGGCGAACGGCCCTAGCCAATGCCATAAAAAACGGCACCTACCCACATCAACTAACAGTGGACAATGGGGCTATAATTGATACCAATACTGTACCCCCGTTGGTAAAACCCGATGCACCAGCGACTACTTATCCAGCCTTCTCCGTCCACCTTCAGGCAGAGGGGGCCACGGGCGCGGGTACCTGGTCGGGTTCACCGGGTGATGGCGTTACGCGTGGAGCCATTTCGGATACGTCGGGCAATCTCACCTACACCGTGAATAATACGCTGGGTGCTAATCTGTCGGGCTTCAAGCTAACCCACCGCTATCAGACCAATTTGGAAGTAACTGGCGTAGGTGCCTACCGGATAAATGGAGGAGATTGGGTCAATTTTAATATGACAGGTAACACGGGTACCCAAAAGACTCAGATACTGGCCACCAACATCGCATTGATTTCGGGCAATAATACGATTGATTTTAAATGGGTTAGTGGAACGGTCTGGTTTCAGGACTGGATCGAAGTGGTACGGGATGCCACTTCCTGATGACCTTCAAGACTTCTAGTAATACCCTCCTACCGTAACAAAATAATATCATGAGAAAGCTGCTCTTATTTCTGTTAATTCTGCCCGCCCTTAGTCTGGCTCAAGGCGTTTCGGGCCTACCCGACTGGCAAATCTACAAGGGCAATCCGTACGTGTCTCCCAAACTCGTCATTTCACCATTGGACACAGCCACCTATACGGCTGTAGCTTATAAGGATACTCGGAGTAAGCCCCTGGCCGATTCGCTCCAACCGCAGATAATTCGAGGCCTGGGATCAGTACAGGTAAAATGGAACAAAACGTCTGATTTGCCAGAAACGGCTTATGTGGAGATAAATCGGGATGGCATAACGGGCTATAGTGCGAATTTGTATACCGTAAAACGGGCCACTTTCACCACCTCCCCAACGGCTTTAACGGTAGTTTCTACGGCTCCCTATAGCTATCCACCCATTACCATACTGAGTGTTTGGCAAGACTTAATGACTTTACTTTTTAATTAATCCATCGCAATGAAAAAGCTACTCTCTCTTTTTTTAAGTCTGGTAACGCTTTCCAGCTTCGCGCAAACGATAAACGATCCAGCTGCGCAAATCAATTACAAATTAAAGTACCTCAACAGCCAGTATAGTCTTTACCCACGCGCTGATTCACTGAAAGTAGCCTCCGTGAATTCCACGACGACCAACTTACAAAGTCAGCTCAATACGCTCTATACGACTAAATTCAATACTCAGGATCAGATTACGTATGCGGCTGGTGTTGGAGCAATACTGAACACGCACGCCACGAGTATTTCAGCTAACACAACAAAACTGGCCGGAATTGCCGATGGCGCGACCGCTAACAGTCCTGATGCGACGTTGCTAAACAGAAATAACCATCTTGGCACACAACCATTCAACACCATTTCTGGCACTGCTACCCCTGCGCAACTGGCCACAGGTACACCGTTAGCCGGCAAGTATCCTGATGGCACAGGAGCGTGGTTGCCCCTTCCGTCTGGCGCATTAGACACTAAGCGAAATCTGGCAGTTGGTCGAAATGCGAACAATCCACCGATCGAGGATTTCGACCGGGCGGACGGGACAGCAGTAAACAATCTCGTTAGCATTTCAGGGCATACCATCTCGGCTCCGCTTGGTGGGGCAATCGTCACAGGGGGCAAAATGGTTACGTCCAGCAACGTATACGTAGGTATGTCGTGGACGGAAGCGACCGCTCCGATTTTGCGCGTAGCCGGGGTATGCTCATTCGATGGAACCAACACTGGGAGTAATCCCAGACCTGTAATTATGTTCAATGGTGGGCCAAATAATACCTCGTTATTAAAACTTGTTCACTGTGAAGTGAACAATGGCTCCATCACGCTCAAGGTGACTAACAACGGCGTTGCGGGAACGGACTTGACAGCCTATTCAGGTAGTGTTACTGAGCGCTCAGGCCAGTCGACAACGCAGAAGTTCCTGCGGAGTTTCGCAACCAACGAGCGTATTCCGATCAGTCTGGAGTACAAAAAGGGAGTGTCTGTCGATGGAGCTGACGATATAATATCAGTCTTCATGCCGGATGGACGAATCCTGGACTTTACCGGTGATATTCGGGTACGAGATGTGATGAATAGCTGTACACATGGCACCTGGCAGCTTACTGCCAGCGGTTGCGCATGGCATGTGATTCAGTTAGGCGAGACCAGGGCGACAACACTACGTGCTCTGGGAAATGCCGCAAGCTTTCGCCAAACGGCCACACTCAATGGGGAAACCAACTTTTTGTCACCCCCTCAGTATAAATATTTTATGCCCACTGGTACAGGCTATTATACAGTTGTACAGGCATCAAGTAGCTACCAACCCAGTACCAGTACATCTACGCTAATTGGCAACCTGACCATTGTAGCCACGGACAATTTAGGCCGGGTCTTACGATCTGAATTTTTTGTCAACTCTCAATACAATGATCGACCTGTCATTCAAAACTTGACGACCGGAGGAGGCTCCTTCTCTGGCTTGCAGATAAGCAAGGTTATGTTGGTCAAGGACAACTCGGCAACCGGCACCAAACAGCTTGAAGTATACGTCAATACGTATAATAGTACGACTGACAGGATTCTAATTATCTGGCGTGGAAGTGGAGTAGTCGTGCAAAATCCCGTCACGGGCGGAGATGCCACGGCTAACCCTTTGGGGGATTTCAGAGACCGGGTCATAGCAGGTACGACAGCGGGCACCTGGCGTGAACAGAATGTGATTGACCCTAAGTTTAGCGTTACGACCTATTCAGGCGCTACAGCAACCAGCTTTGAATTAGGCACAACAGGCAGAACACTAATCCTGGCGGGCGTTCATGCAGGTAGTGCGACGCTGACCTATACCCTGAATGATGCACGGGCTAACCTTCAGGACGAGATTACCATACTACGCCCAACGGGATCAACGGGGAGTGCTTCGATTGCCAATGCGTCCGATAGCGTCGTACTCACCACTCTCTCGGCGGGTACATCGGGTACTTTTAGGTATTCGGGCGGGAAGTTGATTCTCGTCAGTAAAAATACGCTGTAACCCTTGCAAATGTCACACGAAACGAGTCCTGATTGCCTGGGTATGATAGCCATACTTTGACTAATCCAATAGCAGTCAAAGTATGGCTATACAGGACATATACTAACCGTAACTCAACATCTAAGAGCGTATCAATGGATTACTTACTTGACTTATTCGGACGCGATGCGCTCCTGGTATTTGTCGTTTTTGTTGGCTCTGTTATCCGGGCTGGCAAAGGCGAACGAGTACCAGCCATTCAGGGACTTCTATCGGCCTTTGCTCCCTTCTTTGTGGTCATGTGCCTGCTGTATCTACTGGAATGGGGCGTGAGTTTACTGGGGCTGGAACTACCTGCCAAACCCATGATTGCCTTTGGTGGTCTGTTTGGTTGGATACCTGAGTAACAGCAGGCTATCTACAAGGCTGGTTGGAACGCTAAAAATCCCCAGCCGTGGCCACGGCTGGGGATTTTTAGACTTGTCAAAAAACTATAAAACCGAATCTGGTAGAGTCCTTCGTGTTAAGAGCTTACTTTTTCCAGTTTTAAGGTGCGTTCATTTAGGTAGGTAATGTATTTGCGACCCCATTTGATGGCGTTTTGTTCAATTAATTTATAGCTCAGATAGGCCAGGGGAATAGTAAAGGCAAAACCTAACAAGGTAAGTACAATGAATAACTTAAGGTGATTGGCCGCAAGGCTCGGGAAATGAGCTGATATGAAAATAAAGCACTGGTTAATAACCAGGAAGTGAATCAGATAACTTGAATAGCTGATCTGACCTAGAAAAACAGTTGCCCGGTTCACAAAGATTTTCCAAGGGATAGCTGAGAGTAGCAGGGCTAACACCATAAACAAAAAGCTATAAGCAAGATGCTTTTGAATCACAATCGGTTTGATAACAACCAAGCCCCCCATCGCTATAAGCGTAATGGCTATCCCGGCAACGTTAGTAACTCTGTTTGAAAGAAAGGATAGCGAATGAGTCTTGATGATTCGGAACAGGAGCATGCCAAATGAGAAGGCACCTAACTGGTTGGGTAACCAACGATACCAAAATTGCTGTTGTGTTTTTGGGTCAACATTGGCAAACAGAACAGGATTTAAAATATGACTTAGCACACTGTTCGCAACAGGAAGCAGAAAGACAGTGATGACTACAAATATGGCAAGTCGGATATTGGTGTTGATGTAGTAGTACAATAAAGGGACACAGAGGTAAAATAGAATTTCACAACTAATTGACCATCCTCCCGGCACAACTGAACTAGAAGTTAAGGGATGAAGAACATTAACTAGAAAGATATGAAACGGATAGTGCCACAGTTCTGGTCCTTCACGCCACCCCCTGGACCCCATTCCATAAACCAATGTATAGATGATAATTCCAAACCAATAAACAGGTATGATGCGAAAGAAACGACGAATGAAAAAGTCACGTATTTGATTTTCACGCCCTTCACTTCGGGATAAGGTGTAAAAAATAGTAAAGGCGCTAATAACGAAGAATAATTGTACCCCCAGACCAAAGACATCTGTAACTCTTCGTAAAAGCCCTGAAATTCCTACAATACTAGCTGCGTGTGTAATGATAACACCCGCAATTGCAAAACCTCGTAGGGAGTCGATATACGTAAAGCGTTCCTTCATTTTTTTAGAATTAAAAAAGAGCCTCTAAAATAAGTTCTAAAAATACAAAAAGCTAAATCGACAAAAGAGGCCAAATTTCTATTGATGAGGTCAAAGTTGCCTTCAGAATCATAACTGAAGTGGGTTTCTAGTAGAATAAGCCTTTGAAAAGGTAATCAGCCTGGATGATAATGACTCCAAATGACACATAAGCTGACAAAGAAGCTAACAAAATGAATTTATTAACCGGAGATACAAGTACCCTAAAAATCCCCGCCAGCAGTCGTAAACCGGGACAAAGTATCTTTTAAAACCACTCAACCGTAACTAGAATGAAAGAAGCTTATCGTTTATACCAGTCTGTTCCGGCAGACGTACTAATTGCCATGTGCCTATTTTTAGGTGCTATGGCCCGGTTGGCGCGAAACGAGTCTATTAGTGCATGGGCTGCCGGTCGGGAGTTCTATTACTCATTGATTGTTGGAGCAAGTCTAACCGGCTTCGTTATTTGGCTGGCCGAATGGGATTTAAAGTCAGGCTGGTGGATTGCTCTGGCCGCACCAATGGCCTGCTCAGTTGTGGTGGAAATTTTCCATAAGAAAGCCGAACAGATCCGAGATATGGATCTGAAAGAAACCGTCATTTTCATTTTTGATGAAATCAAAAAACGTCTTACCAAAACAAGTCCAACTCCGTAACTTTTATGAAATTCCTTGTTGATCTCATCTTGCTGGTCACTGCCCTGGGCTCCGTGTTTTACGTGGCAGGACTGGCCGAAGTACCCAAGCGGGTACGCTTCTCTGTGCTGGCCATTGGGCCTTCGTTTATGCTCACGTTTCTACTTCATTTAAGTTGGGAGCGTCATTTGGACTATGGCCTATCCGCTATTGGTTTGTCTATTATTGCCTCAACTGTATTTGGCTTTCACTTTACCAACACAGCCCCACTGACTAAGGAAGTTCGAACCCAGCTTATTAAACGGTTCGCGGTCATTTTTGCCCTTTCGGCCATCTCAGTCGCCATTGTCACTGCCTTGATTGTTCGACTCGATCGACAACCTGCTGAGCCAGCCAAGCAGACCACAAGTACAATCTCGTCCACTGTAACGATTGCTGATTCAACCCAGCAGGCTATTTCTGAATTTAACCGACTCGGCAAACATGAAAAATGAACGGATTGGGTTGCTACTCGTCAACCTGCTGTTAGCACTGGCTAGTGTGTTTTTTTTCTCGCCTGCACCAGCTCAACAACTGCCTACTTTTTTCAATCCAGATCCGGCTTATTGGTATGGGCAATACCTGGTAGAGCAGGCCCGCGCCGATGGACTGGAGCGGTCGGGCAAAACGGCCATTACTGGCCTTCAGGCATCGCTTAAACTGGCCAATCAGCGACTCGCCAAACAGGATACAACGATTGCGATTCTGACTACCGATCGCAACACGGAAACTGAGCGGGCGAACCAGGCCGAAAAACAACTGGCCATTTGTGAAGCCGACAAACCCAAAACGTGGGCGGGTAAACAACTAGCTCACCTCGGTACTGGCCTAAAGTGGGTTGGCGGAGCAACGCTAGTCTATCTGGGACTTAAAACGGCGCTTTAATGAACGATTATAAAATTTCATCGGTCGGTATCGCCTTCATCAAAAACGAAGAGGGTTGCCGGTTGAAATCCTATCAGGATAGTGTAGGTGTGTGGACGATTGGGTATGGCCACACCGGATCTGATGTCAAGCCAAATCAGTTTATCACGGCGGCCAAGGCAGAAGAATTACTGAGAGATGATCTGGTAAAGTGTGAATCATCCATTCAGAACAGAGTCAAAGCGCATCTAACGTCAAATCAGGTTGATGCGCTCTGTAGCTTCATTTTCAATGTTGGCGTAGGTGGATTTGAATCGTCTACGCTGCTTCGGATCATAAACAAAGATCCAAACAACGAGGCTATCACCGGCCAATTTGCCAGATGGAACAAAGGGACTGCCAATAAAAAGAAGGTAGTCTTATCTGTCTTAACGGCCAGACGTAAACGAGAGTCTGAACTGTATTTTAAATAAACGATTAGGTTGGAAGCGTTAAACGCCCGGTCAGTGATGAACCGGGCGTTTTTATTTTTAATCATAGCCTTTCACAGAATTTGACAGCTTCTTTACATTCTAGGTCTATATGCTCATGTGGACCAAAGTCCTCACCGATATGCCATACAAATCTATATTCACTTTGGTATTCATAAGATGAAGGCTTTAAAAAAAATAGAATATCGTTTGCTGTAGCCATATGTAAAGCCAATTTTGGTGATGGTGGCCAAGAGATTCCTTCATTAAGAAGTTCTTCTACTAATCCAGAATTATTGTATTCATACGATTTAGTAGCATCATAAACGCAAGGACCTTGTAACGAGGCTATAAAACCCTGTAGACTGTTTGCTATTTCAATGGCAAAACTAAAAGGATCTTTTATTCTAAATCGCGAATCGGTACCAAACTCCTTTCCAATAGAATCGCTATTTTTTGTACTAGTACTTAATATATAAGCAGAGTCGGGTACCGTAGTTAATAATGAAAAATAATTATTTTGTTCAATTCCTACCAAAGCACCGCTTCCCTCTGAAATATCCCCCCTAACTTCATCAGGATAATCTCTAAATTTTTTAAAAGAACCTAGTCTTAAATATCCATCTTCGAAAAATTTATCAATATATTTTTTATCCATATACCTATACAGATAGGGTGTATAAGCACGGAAATTTTCAGCATAATCAATATTAAACATGAAGCTTTTAATTAGGGGATTATTAAAAGTTGCCGATTAAATAGTGGATAAGCAGACAATCGCTGTATTTACTGGTTTTCAAGTAAACTGCGTCAATGTTATGTCTAATTATAATGCAGGATCAAGTGCATTCTAAATTGAGGGCCAGTTAGGTTAAAAACCGAACACACGAAGAAGGGATGTTCATAAGTCTTATCAAAAATCCAGGTGGTATAGTGGATAGCCATGGTACACTATGGTGGGTTTACTGGAGCACTGTTACTCTTTCTTCCTGAACACTACCTGCATTGGTTGAGAAATGTCCTGTTCCTCCCAATTCTTGGTATAAATTTCTGTCGTCTTTAGGCTTTGGTGGCCCATCATGAGCTGAATGTCATACAGCGTTAAGCTGGCTTCTTCTTTCATAATACGAAGGGCTAAGTCAGCAAACGAGTGCCGGGAACTATGCATGCGGAGCGGCTTGGATAGATTAGCACCTATTTCGATTTCTTTGAGTGCTCCATTAATTGACTTATTCCAGTGATTCAGCGTCGTGCTAAACTTTCGCCGTACTTCAAACGAGGCTTTTTTATACTGCTCATGGGTCAACAGCCTAGCGTATTCTTTTGAATTATTCAGTAAAGGCAGGACATAGTCAGTCGCTTTGGCTTCTGGATTCCACCAACGTTTCAGTAATAATCTCCCCTCTTCGAGTACTGGCGTACTAATCAGGTGGCCAGTCTTCTGCATTTGATAGCGTAAATGGACCGGCTCTCCATCCCGGTTTAATTCGAACTCGCAGTAGCGAAGCTTAATCACATCTGAAATTCTGGCACCGGCCAATACCCTGGCTAACATCCATATTTGAAAGGCGATTTCATACGTGATTACTTTTCGCTTTGACTCAATGGGGGCAATCTTAATTTCATTTATTAATGTTTCTGTCAGTTTGGTTTTTGGCGTCTTTATTTCAACTAACGCTTCTATTTCTGTCCAGGGCGATTGTAAAGCTGCCTGCTTTTGTGAAAGCCCTTTTTTGATAAGAACCAGTTCATGCAGATTATTCAACCTGCCCATGATCTCATTGATGGTTGAAGGCATTCGCTTGTCCCCGCGTTTATTCCAGGCTTTATTCTTTAAATGGTCACGGAACTCTCGGACAACGATGGGAGTAACACTTTGCAGGTAGGTGACCTCTGCTTTATCGCCCAGGAAGTTTTTAAACAGGGTTCGGGCGCTCAGTTTACAGGCATAGGTTGCGTAAGCCTGCTCTTTGACCTGTTCAAGTACTTCATCAAGCAAAGGAAAGTATTGATCAATAACCCCTTCCCGGAATCGTTCGGCCAGGAGCGAGGGCGTCAAATAAGGGAATTCTTTAAGCCACTCACCAACCTGTTTTTTTATGCGCTCATATTCCTGTAGGATCTCATCGTTCAAGGGTTCGCGCTTTGGATGCTTAACCACCCACTTGCCCCAAACCACCTTCCGGTCAGTGTTAGGATTCTTCTCTTTCTCCTTTTTCAGTAGTTCAGCATCCCAGTATCTGGAAGCATTCTCTATCTTTACTGAAGTGAGCACTCGTCCAGGTTTTTGGCCTTTCTGATGAAGACGCACCATAACCTGCGACCGACCGGACCGGTCAGGCTTGCTATTTAGTTCTACGTTATAGGTCAATCGAGCCAT